TAATCGACGTTGTAGGGCGGATCCGTCCAGACGAGATCGGCAAGCCTACCACCCATGAGGAACGCCATCGCCGCTGCATCGTTGCTCTCTCCGCACAGAAGGCGGTGATCGCCGAGGAGATAGAGATCGCCCGGGCGCGAGATCGGAGTTTCGATCTTCGCGGCCTCGACTGCCCCGTCGAATCCGTCCTCCCGGAGTTCCTTGTCGTCTTCGGCGAGGAGGTCCTGGACGTAGTCGAAGTCGTAGCCGGTCAGATCGATATCAAGATTGTAGTCCTGGAGGATCCCGCGGAGGATCGTCTCGTCGATCTGCGAAAGCTCGGCGATCCGATTGTCGGCAAGGAGGTCCTGCCACTCCTCTTCGTCGCTCGCGTAATCCTGGAAGTCGACGGGGACCTCGGCGCACTTCAGGAGGCGCGCCGATTCGTACCGGCCGTGGCCGCGGACGATGAAACCCGAACGGGTGCTGACCGTGATCGGGGTCCTCCATCCGTGGGACGCGATGATCCGCGCGAGAAGCGCAATCTGCTTTTCGGGATGGAAGTTCGGGTTCCTGGGGTTCGGTTTGATCTCCTCCAGGGGCACCATCCTGTCGTGTGCACAATGGACTTCGGGCATGGATTTCATTTCTCCTTGTCCTCGTCGAAGAGCGAATCCTGCTCTCCCATCGTCGGATCTTCAGATCCGATCTTCTTCAGGGCGTTCCTGCTGATGACCTCCGCATGACCGTCTTCGAATTCGACGACGGCCGAGTTCATCGGAAGGCGCAGCAGCAGCCGGCACCTCTTCCCGTACAGCACGGCCCGCTTGGAGTTGTCCCTCCAGCGGTAGATGTACGTTTCTGTTTTGTCATTTTCAGACACCGGCTTCGATCCTCCGCATCTTCTCCAGGGCCTGGAACTTGATCTCCCATAGCCGGACCGTCTCCTGGCTGATCCGCAAAATCCCGGCAATCTCCCGTGGCGGGACACTGAAGTACAAAAAGACGGCAAGAAGAACGATCTCCGTGAAGGACAGGTGGCACCCCGCGAGGAACGTCCCGGTCAGCGCCGTGAAATACTTTCCGCAGATCCTGCAGCGGATCCGCTTCCCTTCCCAAAACCGCAGCAAGGCCCTTCCCTCCAGTTCGGCACGACATCCCGGGCAGAAGACGGCCCCGTCCCCATGAATCATCGCGATGATCCAGTTGCGGCATTTCGTATCATCCAAGAATGACGCCCCGAAGTCCCTTCCCAGATCCGCCGGGACAAAGATGCGGGCGCCGCTCGGCTGATGCTCTATTGCTGTAATTTCGGAAGGTTCCATTTTTCCATCCGGTTATTTTCTCAAGAGTAGTGATTTTTCGCGGGTCTGCGTTCCGTATGGCATCGGCCTTCAGGAAGGACCCGCTCCGTTTGTCGGCAGCTCGATCAGTCCTTTCGTCATGAGGTATCCGAGATCCTCACCCGCCTCCTGCAGAAGCTGCAGGGTATTGACGGCTATCTGCCATCGCTCGGTTCCCCGATCCTTTCCGCTGAGGCCCGGCTCGAATCGTATGGATGCCCTGCCCTCTTTCAGAATCAGATTCATCCCCTTCTCCTCATGCTTCTTCAGATATTCCAGCAGCCTCACGACCGGGCCGCTGTCCTGCCAGGATTGCAGCGCCGGCCTTTCATCGCTCTTCCGTTCCGGGATTTCCGGGGCCGTGTCAGCTTTCTTTCTCCCCTGCATGGGATTGTACTTATCGTGAATCATGGTCGCCTCCCGGTCCGGGTGGTCCGGGTTGGTCCGGGTGGTTGGTCCGAGCAAAACCCCGCGCTGGCATTGGCTTGGTCCGGGTGGTCCGAGTACTTTCTTACAAAATCAAAAATAAGTGTCAGAGAAGGAATGATGCGAATACGATATGCCTCTACGCGCATGTGCAATATGTGGGAAATCGCTCGGACCACCCGGACCACCCGGACCAAGCCAGTACTGGCGGGCGTTTCATGGTCTGAGCGGGCCGATTTCACCCGGACCGACCCGGACCAAAACCCCAGGCAGAAGGCAAAATCGCGGCCGAACGTGCCGGTATTTCCATTTTTGGCCGCTCGACCCTGACGGGGATGGGGGGCGGCAACGGCGAGATTCAGCGACCGCATTTCACTCACCCTTGTTGTACGTACCCAGGATGCCGATTCCCTGGATCTTGTATTCCCTGACGCCGTCCGGCGATCGCGGCCGATAAAGCCGCAGGTTGTGGACGGCGACGTACAGCTCCCGAAAGAAATTTTCCCGGCCCAAAGCCTTGTAGCCATTCTTGGCGCAGTACTTCTGGTAGTCCAGAAGGATGTCGGCCTTGGCCACTTCCTTGTCCTCTCCGATGACGCATTCATCCTCGACGTAGCAGAGGATCGGGTTATTCGACCGCCGGTATCCCATGATCAGGGCGCGCGTCTCGTCGCAGTCGGTGAATCGCCCCTGCTCCTCCAGGCGCTTCAGGCCGCAGAGTGCCCAGTAGAAGATCTCCGAAAGTTCCCCCCGGAACTTGTCCATCAGGTGCGGATCCCGCTCCGGGTCGTCTTCCTTGAACTGCCGCTTGAACTGGATCGGAAGCATTCTCCGGAAGAAGCCTTCGCTGTTGTCCTTCACCCTGGGAAGCATGTTGCCGGCGAAGACCAGCTTGCAGTAGGGCGTGAATTCGAAGACGTCCTTGTGCTTGAAGGCGCCGTTGATCGTGTCGCCGGAGGTGATCGCCTTGAAGTACGAGGATTCGATCGCCTGGCTGCCGATCTCGGTGCTGACGTTGAGGAGCTTGCCGTACAGGCTCGATCGGTGGAATTCGTTCTCCAGCTCCAGGAAGCTCACGGCGGCGCAGTTATCGTGTCCCACGAGTTCCCGCAGGACGGCCATGAACTTCGATTTTCCGTCCGCCCCGGGGCCGAGGAGGAGCAGGCATTTCTCGTATTTCGCGTGCCGGACAAGGCAATAGCCCGCATATTCCTGCATCTGGGCGATGACTTCGGGAGTCACGATGTTCGTCTCCAGGTACTTCTCGAACCGTGCGCAGCGCTGCTCCGATTCCGGATCGAAGGATACGGGCAGGATCTGCGTAAAGCAGAAGCTCGGATCGTGCGACTGCATCTCGAAGGTATGGAGGTTCAGCATCCCGTTCTGCAGGCAGATCCAGTCCATCCGGTCGTTCACCTTGCGGCCGTGGGGTATCGTCGCCAGGCTCCGTACCTGGTAGATGGCGTCCTCGACGCGGCTCTTCTGCGACTCGTTTTCGAGATGGCGGATGGCCAGGGCCTTGATGTGGTCCTCGTCGAAGATCTCCCAGTACTTGCCGGTCCATTTGTAGAGGAGGCCCGTATCCGGATCCGAAAGCAGGGTCATGTCCTTGAGGATCTTCTCGGCGAGGAGCCGCGGCTTGAAGGAATAGCGTTTGTTGATGCCGTATTCGAAGAACTGATTGATTCCCGAGGAATCGGAGTCGCCGGCTGCAGACGCGGAAGGCGGCGCGGTCGATCCCGCATCGAAAGGGACGGCCGCCTCGATCAATGTGAGGAGATCCTCGGGCTTCTTCCCGTGCTTAACGAAGAAATCCGTCAGGTCTTCCCCGTGCTTTGCCGGCCAGGCGCCGTCGGGCTGCCTTCCCATGAAATCCGGCCAGGCAAGAATCCGAACCGATCGGGCGACTCCCGCGAGATTCCGGGCCGCATGATCGGCGTACTTCACGCCCGGCAGATCGGCGTCGTAGGCGATGACGACGTCCCTGTCCTTAAGAACGGCCAGATGGTCTTCCGGCCATTTTGAGAGTTTCGTCGTCTGCGTGATCGCGTTGAAGCCCTGGGAGAGGGCGCAGACCGTGTCCGATTCGCCTTCGCACAGGAGAACCGTCTCCGGCGCCAGACATTCTTCCAGATGCACACCGTCGAGCGCCAACGGCGAATAGCGGGGATCGAAGTACAGGGGAATTGGCGGAAAGAGCCGCGAGGAGCCCGTCGTCTTCGCCCAGGATATGATCTTCGGCATTCCGCCTGTCGGACGCCAGAGGCGGATATTGACGATATTGCCGTCCCGATCGCGGATGGGTATGGCAACGCGGTCCGGATCCTTTACGGGCCGCAGGCCTCCCGATTTGTCCCGGTAGAAGGTCTGTAGGCGCAGGTCGAGGATGAAGATCCAGCGGCGCTTCCAGCCGCGGGTCTTCTCCAGGCGCTGGACCCAGTCCTCCGGCAGGGGCGGGAACTTCTCCCATACCCATTCCAGATCGGGAGCCGGATCCGGAGGCCCGCCTCCCCTGTCCTTCGCCGCCGGCGCTCGGCGTTGACTATGCTTCCCATGTTCGATGCGAAAGGCGTCGCAGAACGCCTTGAAGCCTTCCTTCTGAGCGTGCCCGTGGACTTCGGACCACAGCTTGAGGAGATCTCCGTCGGCGCCGCAGGAAAAGCAGTGGTATTGGTCTTTCTTGAAATTGTAGCTGAAGGAGGGATTCGTTTCCTGATGGATGGGGCAGAGGCCGTGCAGTTCGCCCTTCTGCTCTTCCGTCGATGTTACCTTGAAGAGATCCTGGGCGATCGCTTTTCGCTCGCTCTCCGAGAGGTGCTTCAACGCGATGCCCATGATGGTTCTTTCCTTACAGGCGTTGGTTGCGGGCGGAGATAATTTTTTCGAATTCGTCGGCGTGGCAGAAGGCAATCAGGTTCTCGATGGCGCAGCGGCGTGCGACGCGTAGTATCAAGACGGCCAGGCGACGGCCCGATCTGTCCGTCGCGAGCCCGGCAACGTTAATCTCAAGAATCTCGATCATGTCCTGCAGTCTCCAGGTGCATCAGCGCGCGCAGCGCCATGGCGCCGGCCTGCGCGAGTTCCTTTATGAGGTCCTCTCGGGTCTTGCCGTGGAACGTGACGTCCACGGCCTCTCTCATCGCCTCACCGACTTCTTCGATGATGATGCCGACGGCGTGGATCGGGTCTTCCGGCCAGCCTGGATGCTTCTCCTCGGCCTTCCGCAGTTCGGCTACGATCAAGGCGATTGCATCGTCACCGTTCATGATCTTCCAACTTTCGATCCTCTTGTACATGCGATCTCGATCATCGAGTCCTTTCCCGGTTTCCGATCAACAAGCGCCGCGACAACTGCGACCATCAAGAGCCCCACCAGATTGAGCCAGGGAAACCAAGGCCCTTCGGATCCCGCGATCATCATGCCGAAGACGACCATCACGCACCCAAACGCGCTCATGATTCTCTTCTTCATAGGGATTCCTTCTCGCTCACTCTTGGCTGTCGGTTCCTCGGCACAAATATCTTCCCGCTCCGCGGCTGAATAAGGGCGCATTCGTATCCTGGGGGCAGCGTCGGTATCCGTGGGCGTCGAGTCTGAGGCATTATCGCTGTCTCATCCGCGTCGAACGGTGCATCCGGCAGTTCGCCGTTGACCCATCTGTCGAGAACATCCACGTGATAGATTCTTGTGCGGCTGTTCCCACCGTGAGGCACCTTGAAAGCCCGCAGTTCGAAGGCCGTTCTTGACAAGCCTACATATGCCGCAGCCTCCACTGTCCGCAGCCAGGGCGTTTCGACAAATTTCCCCGCTTTGATCTCGATCCGTTTCATTCCACGCTCTTGACGAGATTCATGATCGCCTGCACCGCCTCGTACCCTTCCTTCCGGATCCGCGATCGTTCCTTTTCGCTGATGTTCCCGTCTGCCATGCTTGACTCGATTTCCGACATGAGCTGTCCGAATTCCTTCACCGATTGCATGGTGAGGCGGCAGAGATCGGATAGGTCGTCCGAAATTTTCGGAAGACGAATCGCTACCCTTCCAAGAGACTGTTCAATGAAATCGAGAACGGAATAATCGTCTGTGGCGTGAATGAGCGGGATCAGCTTCTTCAGCGGGAATCGGCAGCCCGTACCCGTTTCGGAATCTTCCATATCGGGAAGCGCCGAGCGCGAGAGATAGCTTTCCGCCATGCCGATTTCTTCGGCTATGGCTTTCAGCGGCTTCCCGTTCCGATGAATGGTCCGATAGAGGCAATCTCGCAGGGTCATCATGATGATTTCAACCTGCCTTTTTCATTGAAATTTCGGCGTCCCTGTGTATAATCTCACTAAAATTTTGATCATTCTTCCTCTGGAATCCGGGGACGACCATTCAAGCAGCATGGTCTGCAGTGACCGGAGCAACATACGATACGATTCGGTTTCACGGTTTCCAGACAGGGCCATCGCCAGGGTGCTTACGCTGATGTTTCGGCCCATCCTTTGGGAAAGTCCTCGGGCCAAGATTGGCATTGCCCCACGTTTGCGGTTATCGAGATCGAGATCAACCATGAGGTGTCTGCAGGACTTGCGGAGGATCTCGGGATTGGAGTGCATTTCAACGGTGGCGATATCACCGGCGTCGAAAACGGTTAAGGCCTTGCTTCCATCAGGAGGTTCTGAAGTGGCGGGAAGAATGTCTTGAACCATGCCCTTGCCTCCAAACGTGGTCGTCTGGGGTGGGGATATACACGGTAGCTGTACTTTTGTCAAGGAGAAAGTGAAGCTCTTATGTCTAAAATTGATTTATCTCTAGATTTCGATGAGATACGGGAACGAATTGATTTGGACAGGGTTGCCTATAAACCTACTGAATGGGCAAAATTTGTAGGTGTCTCGAAAAATATCGTAACCAATATTCATGGGAATACACGTCAAAAACCATCTCTCGAATATGTTGTTGCCGTTGCTCGTTCCGTCGGAAAACCAATCGAATGGTATCTCTTCGGTGATTCGAGCTGCGCAACATCGAGTGCAGATAGTTCTGACTTCATGAACGGCTGGACACAAGAAGTCAAAACAGCCTGCGGTCTTGTGAAGGAGATAATCGAATCCGGCGATAAAATTATCGTTCCCGCGCTCTTGACCAGCCTGCCCGCAATGAGAGCGGCTGTCGAGGGCAATAGGGGTCTTGAAGAAAAGAAGATGTATGAACGCCGCATCAGGGAGCTTGAGCGGGACGTAAGGAGGCTCCAAAAGTTGCTTGAACCGGGTTTTGGTGGCGCTGCCGGAGAGGAAGATGGTTCCGCTTCAAAGAAGAAGAAAACGTCGTCTATCTAGTCATCAGTCCCTCTGCCGGCAGCCAATTCAAATACACGAATTAAGTACTGTTCTATTCGAAAAGGATAATAGTTTCTAACAAGCGCATGCGACCGACTTGCAGGGCGATCCTTTTTGAGGCTGGTCCAGTCTCAGAGAGTATTGTTTCAGAAAAGGAGTTGTCCGGCATATCACCTACAAGCGGCTGATGCGCCGCGTTATGGCATAGGATAAAATGACCTACTCTCATTTTCAGCATAGGCACAACTTTGCCATGTGGTGCGCAGCACGTGCTGTTCAAAGAGGTTTTGTGAAAAGCAAGTTTTTGAAAGAGGCGTTAGAAGCTTCAGGTGTCGTAGAATTCGTAAAAAGCGACACTGGAAAAGGGCTATCCCAGCAAGAGTTTGATCAGTATCACGAAAACTGGTGCCAAAACATTCTCGGTTTGTGGGAGAAAAACGAAATCCCACGCGCCTCATACGGTCGTGCTGCAAAGCTCATAGCCATTTACCTGAAATCCATGATTGTCGTCCAAGACAATCCGGACAGCCTTGTCAGTGTTATTCATCCGCCTGTCGACAGAATAGTCCTCCAAGGTATCTCCCGAGACGAGAACATTCATCATCCCAACAAAAAGCATTGGAAATCCATCAACTGGACCCAACTTGATGGCCCGCGTTACAGGCAACTCATGAGTGATTTCCGCGAGGTCTTTGAGGGGCAGCCATTTTGGCATATCGAGAAGTATTGGATATTAACGGATGACGAAAAGCAGTGACCAGGCACTGCACTGGATCGCCGAAAAAGCCGGCCCCCATTGAGCTTTTCGTTCTCTGCAGGAAGGAAGACAATGGATAAGCCGTTCCAACGAAAGGGTTCGGAGAGCAACGCGCACGTCGGCCGTGATTTTGAGGAAAAGATACAAAGATATTTCGAAAAACAAGGTCTGTCCCTGGCCTCTGGCATCTCCGTCCAAATTGGCATTAACGGAAAGAAACTTCATTCGTTTGATCTCGGCAACAAAGACGACAAAGTCCTCATTGAGTGCAAGGCCCATCGATGGACCGAGGGTGGCAATGTTCCAAGTGCGAAACTTACGGTCTGGAACGAAGCGATGTTCTTCTTTCACGCAGCGCCGCCTGGCTACCGGAAGCTTCTGGTTGCACTGTACGATTTCAATTCTAGAAGGAATGAAACCCTTGGACAATACTACATCCGAACATACTCACATCTTATTCCGCAGGACGTGGAAGTGTGGGAATACACCGAGGACAGTGAAAACGGAAAGAGAATCAAATAACCAGAGAACAAGGCGGTGCAGCGGATCGGCGAAAAAGGGCGCTTCGCTTCCCGCTGACCTCCGACGTTAGCCGGATGACTCAAGAGCGATGATCGGCGGGATTCAAGATGAACTTGAATGACCTTTTGCGAGCGAAGAAAGTCGATCCGGGTCAGGTACTCGTGTTCCGACATAGGCCGTTTGAGCCAGAGCTGAATAAGGTGCTGCCCTGGTTGGCTGCCGAGAAACCGGATGTGTTCAATGCTTACCAGCAGACTCAAGGCGAGAAGCTCGAACGAACTATGCAGGCGCTGGTTGGCACCGGACACGTGGCATCGTTCATTGGGCGCGAACCTGGCAAGGCACTGTTTGTTGGTCTGTATGCAATCGCTGGCTCAAGATCGCTCACCTTCGACGAGTTTTGGCGGGTCCCAGCGTTCACGGAAATGAAAGCGTTCGGCATGAAGGGCTGGGTGCTGGAGGAAGATGGTCGTCAGTCGATCCTTTGGTTCGACTTGGTCCTCGCCGACTTCTACTCCAACTGGAAGGGAAAGCTCGTTGTGGGGTGGCCGCCGCCAGAGCGCTCTTGGTGGCGGCGCGCTCATCGAAACGATATGCCCGTGTTGTCGGTTCTTGAGGACAGCGCCCTTGAGGCTGCAATGCCCGACTGGGGCGACATCGAGCTCTCGTGGGAGCAACTCGGCATCCTGCCCAGGCGGTGGAGGGCAAAGCTCTCCGAGTGGCGGGGTATCTACTACATCTTCGACACATCAGATGCTAAAGCGTATGTTGGATCCGCTTACGGTGACGGCAATCTTCTTGCGAGATGGCTTGGCTATGCTGCTGAAGGGCACGGCGGCAACCGTCTGTTGAAGGGCCGCGATCCGCGGCACTTCAGGTTCAGCATCCTGCAACGGGTGTCACCTGACATGGAGCCCGGTGACGTCATTCGGCTCGAGTCTTCCTGGAAGGAGCGTCTCCATACACGCGATCCGTTCGGACTGAACGACAACTAGGAATCAGGACTTCGGCTAACAAGGGGATGAAGCTGACGAAGCCTGGCAGACTTCGGAGCTTCTCAGCTTTTCCCCGGTGTTGGGAATCTTACGAAAGGAATACCTCATGGCACGAAATGACCGGATGCCTCAGTACCGTGATTTGATGAATCCTCTCCTCAAAGCCCTTCATGATCTCGGTGGCTCCGGGTCAATCGAAGAGATTTCATCTCGTGTTTCAGAGTGTCTGAACCTTTCTGAAGAAATTCTGTCCACGCCGCACGATCCGGAACGAAGTAGCCAGACTGAGGTTGAGTACAGGCTCGCATGGGCGCGAACTTACCTCAAGAAGTTTGGTCTCCTTAACAACTCGGAGCGGGGTGTATGGGTCATTGTTCCCGAGAAACGCGATGTAATGAGCGTGAATCCCCAGGAGGTCGTGAAAACAGTACGAGAAATTGTTCGGAAAGAACGCGAATCGCAATGTGTTGTCTCTACAGGAGAAGAGGAGACTCTTCCTGAACAAGAGGAGACGTGGCGAGGCAAGTTGCATCAAGTGCTCACAAGAGAGTTGAAGCCCGACGCTTTCGAACGATTGGTCAAACGCATGTTACGAGAATCGGGGTTTGTCCAAGTGGAAGTCACGGGTAGAAGCGGCGATGGTGGAATAGATGGAAAAGGAATAGTTAGGGTTGGGAGCCTACTCAGCTTCCATGTCCTTTTCCAATGCAAGAAATATCAGGGGCCTGTTTCAGCTGGCGCCATCAGAGATTTCAGGGGCGCTCTCATCGGTAGGGCGGACAAAGGTCTGTTCGTGACCACCGGTACGTTCACACGAGACGCGATGCGAGAAGCCACGCGAGACGGTGCAACCCCCATCGACCTTATGGACGGGGATCAACTTGCTGATAAGCTGAAAGAGCTGCGACTGGGGATAAAGACAGAGATGGTTGAAAGCGTCGATGTAGATATCGAATGGTTCAAGAACATCTGAGGGCAATTCCCAACAAAGGCATACAGCGGATTCGGCAAGAAGAAGCGTTTGCCTCACGCCGATGCCCGGCGTTGAATATTTCAAATCGTAATTCACGGAGTCAGTAATTTTCGAAACCGTTTGTTAGTAGGTGCAGGCAATCAACGAGAACCAGCCATTTTTTAAAGAAGAGCTAGAGTAGCCCAATATAAGAACGTGGATTTTTCTGCCTGTGATCTCTCCTTCATTCTAGGATCGAGTCTCAAGATTCCAGGCAGATGCAATAGTCTCATTGATTGTCTCGAACGCAATTTGAATCAAAGAGCAAGAAGCCATGTCCATCTATACGAAAAAAGACGGCCGAATCACCGTTTACTATTATGCCAACGGGAAGAAAGAGTTTGAATATTTCGGCCGCGGCCCGGAGGCATTAAAATCTGCACAGCTCCGGGATCTGGAGATCAAGCTCCGCAAAAAACGCGGATCGTTTTTGGTCGGCTCGAAGAGCGGAATCCTCTTCTCGGTCCTGGCCCAGGAGTACCTGAACGCACGCGCGATAGAATTGTCCGACACCATGCTGGATGCGGTGACCAGAACGTTGACGGTCTTCGCCCTGCCGGAGATGGGCGATAAATCACTTTCGGCGATCTCGATCGAGGACTGGAACCGAATCGAACACAACCTCTTGGCCAGGAATTGCGGCGCCAAGACCATCAACAAATACTTCCAGTACATCCAGAAGGTCTTCTCCTGGGGGATCCAGAGGGGTTATCTGGTGGAACATCCATGGAGGAACCGGGTGCCGATGCGCGTCCGAAAGCAGTTCAAGATCGAGCTGTTCACACTCGACGAGTTCCGGCGAATACTCGACCACGCCCCCGACCACCTGAAGTGGGCACTGGAGGTCGAGTATCACACGGCCATGCGTCCGGGACGCACGGAACTGTTCAATCTGAAGTGGGACGATATCGACTTTCAGACGGGGGCCGTGCGCATCTACTCTTCGAAGACGGACAGCTATCACACGCAGTACGTCCCCATGGCGTTCGTCGAACGGATCAAGCAGAGGCGGGAATGGTACCTGGCGGAAGCCCGGCGACTGGCGAAGAGACGAGGAGAGATCTACCCCGAATGCCCTTATGTCGTCCAGTATCACGGCAAGCGGGTCGGGTCCCAAGTAGCGAAGGCGTGGAACCAAGCCAAGGAGGATGCGGGGATCACCAAGCGGATCCGGCTGTACGACATCCGGCACTTCCACATCACCCACGCCCTGGCGGCGGGTGCGAATCTCATGGAACTGGCCGCGCGTGTCGGCCACAAAGGTCCCGAGATGATCGTCAGGGTCTACGCACATTTGGTCGAGGAGATGAGTAAGAAAGAAGCCCTGACAATCCCGAAATTATTCAAGCGGAAGCGAAATAGTAGCCAAATAGTAGCCAAACGGTCATCATCTAAGAAATCGACAAAGCATAACTAATTGATATTATTGGTCGGGGCGGCAGGATTTGAACCTGCGACATCTTGCTCCCAAAGCTTGTGCCTTGCCCCTGTTCTATTGTATCCTATTGATATTCTTACAGTCGATAATATGAAAAAGCCGATATTTCACACCATTTCCCAAAAAAAGGTTGTCAAAAGGTTGTCGATTGCGGCCGTCATTTGCCTACGCTTTTTCGATCTCGATCAGGTTCCCGAACTTGGGGACAATCTTCATATTGTCGCCGCTCCGGATCACCAGACGGCCGGCGGTATTGATGAAGGCGTCGATGTAAACGGTTTCCTCTCCAGGAGGCCCAAGACAGAAGCGGACCTTGTCGTGTTCGTGAAGCTCCTGATCCTCCTCGCCCTCCACGTCCTCTCTGTTCACAAAGATTCGCATCAGCTTATCCCCCATTTTGTCATAAGATAATCCTCGACGACCTGATAATCGTCTGAACTCAGCGCGGTATCGTAATAAATTACTTCGCAGATATAACCATGCCATGCACGCCCTGTGTAAGCACGATCATTTCCAACTGTAGGAGTATCAGACTTTGTTGCTGCATAGATTAAGGTATTTTGAGCGAAAGCATTAATTGGTCCTTTGGTGGATGTCACGCCATTCCATCGGTAATTTCCTGACTCTGCTAGAAACCAAGTAATTTTGCCGCTATCTCCTACTAATCCAGCAGTACTAACACCACCGACGAGTCCGTCATAACTTTCAAAGGCAACATTCGTGTATTTTGATACAGCAAAAACTGATCTAAAGTTCATTGCACTGGATGCTGTCAAATACGGTCCTTTAGGATCAAAAAGTATCGCCGGAAGGCCATTTTGAATATTTGTTTTGTATTTCGGGAAGCCATTAGCAGCAAGATCTGCACCGCCGGTTAGGTTGTCCCACGACGAAAGCGTGTCACCGTCGTTGAGTCCTGCTACTTGAGACGCATCCACCCATAAGACACATCCTGTTATATCAGTAGGTTTCCACTCTCCTCCTGCTGGTACAGCGAGTCCACAAAATTTGGAGATGTCGTCGATCGCCAATCCGTTGATCTTCGCGATGTCGTCGATGGATACTCCGCAGATCTTTGCGATGTCGGCCATCACGCCACCTCGATCACGATCGGGCTCGGATCAAAGAAGATCACCGCCGCCGAATAGACATGGCCGATCTCCTGGACCTGGTCTCCGGATCCGCTTGGCGCCGTCGTCGTTATCCCGCCGGCGTCCGTCGAGGGATAAAGGGACGCGCCCTTCGTCCATTCCGGGGATGTCTGCCAACTATCATCGCGGGCAAATCCCAGCCGCAGGAACGATCCAGAAGCGTCCGCATCGATCGACCCGAGGGCCATGACGCGGCACGGCATCGTCGTCGCTGCGTCGGCATCGGTCTTCCAGTATTTCCCGTCGCTCTTGAGATAGCAGACGCTTCCGAACGCCAGGTTCTCGCCGGCCGTACCCGTGAATTTCAAGCCATTGGCTGTGTGGTCCGTCGAGAGGGTCGGCGATAACGGGCTGATCTGGAGGATCGCCTGCGTTTCGGCAAGCGTTTTCTTCTCCCAGGACAACGGCGATCCGCCTGCCACCTGAAAATCGTTCGCCGCGGTGGGATCCGGAGCGGCGGCCGGTATGGTCGGTTTGTCATCGAGGTTGTTGTAGGATTTTTCCGCGAGGTCCGCGAGATTGTGATTGTGCGCGGAACCCGCAAAATCATCGGGGCTGTTTCCGGAGTCCGTCAGGTTGCCACTCGCATCGAGGCCTGCAAGATGCCCAGCCGGCGACGGGGACGCGGCGACCTTGTCCGCCTTCGGGCCGGCGGCTGCCGTCGCTGCGCCAGCGGAATCATAGGCAGAACTTTCGGTGTACGCTGCCGAGCCGAGCCCTTCGAGCGCCCCATGATCGAATGCCGACTCATGCGCCGAGACGGCGCTGGACGCCGCCGAAGCGGCGGATCCCGCAGCATCATAGGCCGTGCTGGCCGTGTACGCTGCGGTACCGAGCCCCAGCGCCGCCTTCAGCTCCGCGATGGTCTTCTTCACCCATCCCAGCGGGGATCCGTCGCCCATCAACACGTCGTATTGCGCTTGGGGAGTCGGCAGCGACGACGCGACGCCGAGAAGCGTCTTGACCTGGTCGATCGTTTTCCGGACGAATCGGAGCGGGGATCCGGACGCAACGAGGAAGTCGCTTTCCGCCTGCGCGAGCGAATGCCCGACGCCCTCCGAATCAATGCGGTCGAGGGCCGACTGGACGTCCTTCTCGGCCGCCGTCAAAAAGCCGCTGAAGCCCGAGGAATCGACGTTGACGCTTCCTGCCGAGGGAATGATTTCGACCTCTCCGATGCTCTTGTCGTGATCGAAATCCTTCAGCTTCACCTCATATGCAAAAATAAGATCGACAGGGTAAGCAGATGGAGTGCCAGAGAGACTCCAATTGCCGCTTGCATCCAGCGTAGCCGTGACGATATCGCCGCCGGCAGTTCTGGGGCTCTCGTATCCGGGGATCCCTCCTGCTTCGATGGAGGCGAGGGCGTCGACGCCGGCAGCCCACTGATCGAGGAGGATTGTCCCGCCTTCCGGAGGCGTGAGGGTTCCGATTGTTCCGATAGCAATCGATTCAAACCATGTTGCTTTGACATATTTGTCCTCCAATGCGGTGATCCGCTCCTCTCCGGATGCGGCCGGGGCCTTCGTCATCAGGAGCTGGACGGTTATTTTCTTCGTTTCGCCTCCCTGTACGATCGGAATGACGTCCGAATCCTGGGGCATCTCAACTGACGGATATTTCGTGATCTTCATTTTGCACCTTTTCCCTTCCAGCTATTCCGCGGGCAGTATCGAAAACACTTTGATCGAAACGGGACCGATCCCCCGCACCAGCAGCAAAAATCCGATGTAGTTCATCTCAACGTCAACCAGGATGTCCCTAGTAACCGTGTGGGTGCCGTTGCCGAGCTGTATCTCCTCGCCGTTCACCTGGAGCACCGTATAGGTCGAGACCCCGGACAGCGTCACTTCGAGCTTGAGGCGGTACGTTTCCTCAAGAGCCGGGTGATCGTCATTCGCGATCGCAAAACTTGCGCCAATATAGACATCGCCATAGCCGCCCGGATATTTATCGCTCCAATAGTCTGGATCGAAGGTGTAATCGATCTGGATGTACCAATCTGCCGGGGGAACGCTGCTGCCGAGCACCGGTATGCAGCGCGAAATCGGATTCACCTCGTCGTTGCCCGTCTCGATGAATTGCATCGTGATATTGGGGTCCACATGCACGCCGAATTTTCCCAGCGAAGGATTGTATGGGCAGGGATTATAGGGCTGCAGCTGCTTGAATTGGGCCAGGTAGAACGCGCAGTCGCGCGGATGAGACTCGAAACCGATCACGCGCGGCGCCGACCAGCTCTGCCCGGTAAACTGAATGACAACACGATCCCCGACGATGAAAGCAGCCGCATTGCAGGTCTTGTAGACGATCGCCACACCAGTGAGCGCCGATCCCTGATTGATCGGAAGGCTCTGGATCGAACTGACCGCCGCGTCAAGCGTCAGAGAACAGGTATTCGCATCGTAGTCGATGGCCGTGATCGTCCCGATTCGGTAGGTCGGCTTCCACCGCTGCCAGCCCGGGCACATGGCCAAATTGTAGAAGACACCTGCCGGCGTCATCGCCTGGGTCCGCTGCAGCAGGGCTGAAAATGGAGACGCGGCGCCGGCCGGGCATACGATAATTTGCTCGTCCTCTCCGTTGACCTCGATGGTGCCGACCACAGCACCGGGAGCCAGGGAAACCGAGTAATCGGCGCACCATACGTCCGCCCTCGTCTCGGTGGACAGCGACGCCTGCAGGATCGCCCTCTCTTTCGTCTTGGATTCGCGTTCGAGCAGAAACAGCGTGTAAATCTCGGCCTTCCTGCGTGATGCAGATTGTGCGCTGAAATAGTCGCTTTGCGCCGCCGTAACGTCCGATTCTGATCCGGTGCCGGCCTGCAGGGCGGATATCGCGGCGCTCCAGGCGGTCAATTTATCATACTCCGCGGCGGCCGCCACGTCTTTCTCGGCGAGCGCAGTCGCGATAAGGGACGCGAGAGCGGCCAGTCTCGCGTCGATCTTGGCAATCTTCGCCGTCGCCGGAGCCGTGTTCTTCAGCAGCTCGATCGTATAGAGTCCGGCGGGGCCGCCCGATATGATTTTCCCTTGTCCCATGCTATGCCTCGACGACTTTCATCAACGCTCCATCACCGCCCACGGAATAATCGATTTCGCCGACGACGAAGGATTCCGTGCCGTCCGACGCCGTATCACCCACGCGGAGGAACAAATCAGGAGCGCCCTCCAACACGCGCTTGCCGTTGGCCTGGAGACGGGCAGCCCTGACTTTTGCAAGGGAAACGACTTTCGACGCCGTAGCTTCCACGGCTTTATAGCCGCTCAGGATTGCCGAATCGCGGCGGCCGCCGCGAGCGATCTGCAAATTCGCGTATGCCGCGCGGCAGATCTCCTCCGTCTGCGTCGTCCCGTCGGAAAAGCGATATCCCTTCCGGATCACGATATCGCCGTTCGTTCTGGCCAGGATCCCCGCCGCATAGTCGATGGAGTTCGGGACGACGACCGACAGATATGAAAAATTGCCTGAGCGGATGATTGATTGAAACGAGGAGATTGGCAACACCAGGTCGGACAGGCCATCCGATGCCCCCGTCAGGATGCACAGATAAATCGTCTGGATTTTGGCTATTTGCGCCGCACTCGGCTGCCACCATAAGCGGGGCTGGAACGCTGCTATCTTCAGACCTCCAAGGGGTATAGCACTGGACAGCCGAGATTGCTGCGCCGGCGCGAGGCCCGTCACGATGATGTTGCCGGCAGGAATGTTCCCGCGCAACTCCTGCCGCGTGGCAGGAGTGAGACCCGTTAGAATCATCCCCGCAAGCGGCACCTGTGCTCGCATCATCTCTATCGGCGCATACCCCTGCACTATGAGACTGCCGATCGGCAAGATCGCCTTGAGGAATACTGTCGCCGTAGGGTCATATCCCGTAAGCAGCAGCGCGCCAAGGGGGATATTCGCCTTCGTTCCGCCCATCGCGATCGACGGCGCATATCCGGCGACGATCAGGCTGCTCAATGGGATAACGCTGATCACATCTGACAGCGGTGGGTATCCGGTCACCAGGATCTGGCCGAGCGGGATATCGCTTTCGATGTCGTTGGCGAAGCTCCATCCGCTATTTCCGCCGTCGTTCACATTGCCGCTCGACAGCGGCGCTCGAAAGGTCGCCCCGCCGGAGGCCGTGGAGTTCTTCAGCTTGCAGTTGATGGCCTTGACGATGCCGCTGGCTTTTATGAAAACAGAATAACTGTTTATTACGAGTCCGCCCGAAGTGTCGCCTTCGAGCGTAAGTCCGTTTGTGATCGTCATGTTGTACGTCGGCTTGAAAACGCCGTCGCCAGCAACAGACAGGGAATTCATCGTGACATTCGCGTCGAACGAGTATCCTCCGGTCAGATAGACGAGGTTCGTCGCTGCCCCCATGGTGATTTCTACGTCCGGAACGTCGACCCCATTAAGGTAGATGCGCCAGGGCAACGCCGACGTCGATTCCGAAGCATCGATGACGATCTTCGCGCCTGCATCGAAACTGAACGTTCCACGGTAATCCGTGTCAAAGTTCCCGTCTCCGTAAGCATCGGTACCGAGTCCTGGCCCGATCGTGATCGTCGATGTGCCTATATCGGCGGAGCCCGTGCCATAGGTTCCCAGATAAAAATACGATCCGAGCGAGACATTGTAATCGTTAGTCGTGAACGTCCCATCGATTCGAAGGCCCTCCCATCCTTCGAAGTCGCTGAGCAGTTCCAGCGTAGCGACGCTTTCTACCCTGAAATGTCTCCCCGTCGGGAAATTCGACATCTCGAACGCAACCCTGGCGGGAGCAACGTCTGAGTTGATCCAGACAGAAACGCTGCTCGATCCCGCTGGAATCGAATTCGCATCGAAGACGACGGTATCGCCGTCTCCAGGAGTGTTGTCCCAACTCGCCGCACCTCCGCTCGATGTCGCCCAATGAGGTTCATAGGACCCCTCAGGGAACCACATTCCGCCGCCCTGCGTATTGGCGACCCAGTACCGCTTGTTGACCATGGCGATCGTCGCCCACGCGCCCGACGCAGTCGTGATGACGGCGTTTTCCGCGATGCCCCACACCCGGAACTCGTAGACATCGCCGAAATCCGCTCCCGAAGGATCGACGGCGAACTGAATCTCCGTGTAACAATCCGACCCGAGATCGATCGATGCAGACTGACCGTCCTCGACCTCTTCGCCGTTCTGCCATGTCTGATCTCCGGGGGCCGTGCATTTCGCATTCGCCTGGGTCAGCGCCGTGCCGTTCGACAACACGCTGGACGACGTATATTTGAGCGCGCCGGTCGCGCCGAGATCGGCCCACGCTCCGCCCGCCAGGCGCCATTGCAGCTTGTAGGCTGATGCGACGGTATCCCTGCCATTGTTGCCGATCTGGACGGCATAGACGAACGGATCGTTGAACGCCTGCTGGGTGACGTTCGCATCGTCATCGCCCTGCACGGTCCGATCCGCATGCAGGATCCTCGTTCCCAGCAATTTTCCGTAGTAATCCGCCATCGACTATTCCTCTGTCACCTGCATCATGGCCTGGTTCGTTCCAACAGCGTATGAGATTTCACCGACAACGAAGGAGTAGGAGCCATAGACTGCCGTGTCTCCTACTCTCAAAAACAGGTCCGGCTCGGCGCGAAAGACATTCTTGCCGTCTGTCCGATATCCCTGGTACGACACTCCCGTCAATGTGACCGACTTCGATGCAGCGGCAGTCGCCGTCCTGTGACCGGAGATCGTCGCGATATCCATCATCGGATCCCGGTCGATCCGGAGGCTCTCGTAATCCACCCGGCACAACTCTTCCATTTGAGTCGTCCCATCCGAAAAGCGGTACCCCTTCGAGACGACGATATCGCCATTGGCCCTCGCCAAGATCGCCGCCTTGTACGCCGTCGCACCCGGGATTATGCAGGCAAGATAGGAGGCCTCGCCGTTGCGCATCGTCGACTGGAAGGAAGACATCGGCAGAACCAGGTCGCTCAGTCCGTCCGCATCACCCGTCAGGATGCACTGGTAGATCACCTGTAGTCCGAAGATCTGGCCGGGGACAAGGCTCCAAACGTACGACGGGTTGTATGCCTCGATTTCAATGCCGGCGAAGGGTATAGATGACAGGAACCTGGCTTGACCGACAGGAGAGTATGGCTCGATGATTATGCTGCCCAGGGGAATCGTAACTGTCACAGCGAACCGCCTTCACTGCTTATGCCTCGGACACCTTCAGGATTCCGCTCGCATCCCATTGCACGATGTAATCGACGCCGTTGACGACGATGTTCGCCGGCGTCGTATCAAACAGGATGTAGGCGATCAGGGGATTCACGACGCCGCCGACGGTCACATTCGCGTATAGAATCCCGTATCGGAATGTTGCCGTGAGCGCCGTCCAAGTGAGATCTGTCGCGTCGAGAACGCTCTGTTTGGGTGAATCGCTCGCTGCGAAGGTTACGCCGGTCAGGGACGCGCCTCCCTGCGTGTACCCATTGGACGGGCTGGCGACGGCTTCGACTTCGGGGCTCGGGCTGGCGAGGACGTCGGCCAGGACGTCGTGTGCGACGTTCGGAGTGTATGCATCGGTGACGAGCGCCAGCTTCAACGTATCGCTCTTGAGATTGATGACGCCGCCGCCGATGTATTCCAAGAACTTGCTGTAAAAGGTCAATGAGCTGGACATAATCAGCCTCCTATTTCCTCGGTCAATTTGATCTTCATGACCGCCGCGCCGTCGGATTCCATGTGAAAATCATCCGGAACGCCGATGAATGCGGATTCCGCGACGACGACGACAATCTCAGCGTAGGTCTTCACGATGTACGCCATATAATCGGCCACCGTTTTCGGCGCCGCGGGAACCTTGATCGTGACGTCCCGGTCACCGACCGCGTAGCCCGTATCGTACATAGATGCGCCGCCGTCGAGCGTCGCAGTTCGCGTTACCCTTCGGGTACGGCGGTAGTTCTCCATCAGCGCGGCTGGATCCAGTTCTTCCTCTCGGAACACCCGCGCGCCCTGCAAGTCGTAAATTCTCGTAGACAGGCCGATCATTGCTTACACCCCTACCAGGAGCTGAGTCCCTTCCGCGTTCGCCCGGATCTGGATCGCCGCCAGGATCTCCCACATGATCGCTTCGAGATGCGGCTGCAGGCCGGCAGCTTCGACCCTAACCAGGGATTCGCCCTTTTGCATCGCTTCTGCGCGCTGCTTCAGGATCTCCACCTGCGCCTCCGTCAGTTTCTTCTGCATATCCAGGGATTCGTTACGCCGCCGGTTTTCATCCTCAATCTGTTTCTCGATGAAGTAGTTGCCAGACATCCCAGACGATACGATGTCGGCATAATCACCCATGATCGATGATATCGTGGTACCCGTCGATGATACGGTGTTGTCGATCGATTTGAACATCGACTCCACCTCTTTCGTCGCGGCCTCGACTTTGGCGATATTCAGCTTTGCCTCCCACTCGACCGACTTCTGGATCGTTTCCGCCTGCGCCTTGATCTTCGCCTCGTCGAGCTTCGCCTGGATCTCGACCTCCTTGGGGACCTTGCTCTCGATGATTTTCTTCGTCTTTGCGACGCTCGCCTCATCCAGCTCGACATTTGCCGAGACGGTGCGGGTGGATCCATCCGGGAATTCCGCCGTGATCTCGCCCTTGGCTGTCTGGATCGATTGGCGATCACTCTGTACGGTGACATCGATATTCTTCTGGGGCTGGATCTGTCCCAGTGCATCCTTCGCCGCGGTAACGCCGGCGCCGACCTTGCTCGCGTCGACGGAAAGTTCCGTGCCGAGTTTCGCGGGGATCCCACTGAGCGCCTTGCTGTATTCCTGGGCGTGACTCTTCGCCTCCGCCGTCTTTCCGCCCGCCGTGTTCCATGTTTCCACCAGCTTCATGGACGAGAGCGCCAGATTGTCTTTCGCATCCTCGAGCAGTTTGCCCAGGACCTCGACACGCTCCGTCGTCCGTTGAATCCCCTCTGAAGCATCGTATCCGGGAATGTAGTCCAACAGTTCGGCGGCGCTCTTCGATGCGGACGCGAAGGCATAAGCCAGCGACAAGATCGCCACCTTGATCGCGTTCGCGCCGTTCTCAATGGCCTGGAACGCGATATTGATCTTATTGGACATCGTTTCGGAATCCGACCCCAGCGCAAAGAGAATCGTGCCGACGGCCGGCCCGAAGATCTTATAGGCCGCAGCCGCACCCAGGACGTTGCCAGCGAGCGACTTTGTGGAGTCGTCGAGCGAATTGAATGCATCGATCGCCCGGAGCGCGCCATTTACGATCGGAACGAAGACCTCGCCCATCCCGCGCGTGACATCCACCAGGGACGTCATCGAATCGACAACGGTTTGAATAACGCCCGCGAGCTGCTCGGGCGAGTCGACGTCCACCGTGAAGACGTCGCTGATCGCATCGCCGACGCGGTCAAGCGATCCCAGAAATGGCCCGAAATCTACCAGCGCGAACGCCTCCGGCAGCGACTTCGCCAGCGATCTGATCTCAGAACCTATCCTGTCTGCCATGCCATCGATTTGACGGAAGAGGCCGTCCAGTTGTCCGGACTCTACGATCTTGTTCAGCGCAGACTCCAATTCCACGCCACCGGCGATCGCTCCGGTAACCGACGCCCTGAATTTGTCGCCTATCGCCACCGCCAGGTTCACAAAGCCCGTCCGCAGTCGATTGATCGTGACTTCGGAGCTGGCGAGGCGCGCGTCCACTTCCTGCTGCGCGGATCCGACGGACTGCATGGCCGTCTTCGTGACTTCCATGGTCTTGTTCATGCCGTTGAATACTTCGACCATCCGCGCAGACTGCTCGATTCCGACGAGTTGCTGCGCGACGAACAGCTTCTGGGGACCCGCCATCCCCTGGAAGGCCTTCATCACGTCGTAGAGGATGTCCTTTCCGGAGCGGAGCTGACCGTTCGCGTCCCTCTGAGATACCCCGATGGACGCCAGGGCATCCTTCACGGGCTTGGCGTCGTCGATGAGCTTCAGGAGCCCGGTCTTCAGGCCCTGGGCCGCTTCCGACCCGCTTCCGAAGACCTCGATGACCGGCGTCAGGATCCCGGCCGTCTCTTCGAACGAGAATCCCATGATCTTGGCGATCGGCGACAGATCGCCCATGCCGATGGCGAGCTGCTGCACATCCGTCGCGTACTTGTTGCTGACCTCGTTCAGGATGTCGGTTATCCTTGCCGCTTCCGTCGCCGGCGCCTTGAATCCCTTCAAGGTGCTGATGAGGTACTGGCTGGATTCCGCCGCGCTGACGTCGCCGGCGATCTTGAGGTCGAGGGCGTTCTTCGTGAGGCGGACCGCGTCCGAGACGTCGAATCCCGCCTGGACGAAGTTCGCCGTGCTCCGCAGGATGTCCGTCGAGCTTTCGCCGTACTGGCTGGACATCGCCAGCGCCGCTTTCTTGGCCATATCCAGCTCTGCGGGGGAATCGCCGACGACCTTGCGCAGCTCTATGAAGGCCGTCTCGAAATCGACCGACTTCTTATAGGCGTAGGCCAGGCCTCCGATGGCCATGGCCGCGAGGGCCGCATCCGCCTTGGCGACGGATCCGGCGATATTCGACAGGGGATCGACGGTCTTTTTCGCAAAATCTTTTTCCAGGGCGTCGAACTTCTTTCCGATATTGTCAACGACCTTGCTGACATCGTCTTTGCCGCCAAAGACGATCTCGACGGTCTTCTTCAGATCGGCCATTTTATTTCTCCTGGACGGAACCCGTTTTTGCCCGCGTGGCAAACCACCATCCGACGGCCATCGTAGTCAAAAACATCACGGTCTCGATGATGTTCACGATCAAGACATAGGCCTGCTCCCGCGATATCGGCTCTCCGCCGCCCGCCAGGATGACGCCCTGGATTTCAAAGTAGAGCATCGTCGTCAATGCGCACAGATAGATCGTCAGCGCCGGGCGCGTGATACCCCGGACGAAATCGACGGCCGCCATCGCGATCGCCACAATGGCCCGCGCCCATTTCGGCAACCCGTCGAGCATCGACGCGCCAAAGAATGTCGCCTTGTCGGCCTCATATGATTTGCCCAGGGCCTGCGATTCGGCGACTTCCCGCTGAGCATTGGCCGTCTCGCGGGCAATAACAACGTCGCGATCCGTCTCGATCCTGATGACGGCGAGCTCGTGGTCGTAACGGATCTTGTCCTGCTTGATCCTTTCCTTGACGACGAGCCAGTCGAAAAGGCGATTGAAGACGCCGCCGATGATGCCGAAGAGACCGCCAGCGATGCCGGCGGATCCGATCCCCAGTGCCGAAGTCAGCCATTCCATGGTCACGCTCCTTCGATATGCATCCGAAAACACGCCCTTCCGATGCGTTCGCGGATTGCGTTTATAGCCGGTAGAGACATCAGCACAGCCTTTTGCCTGCCGATGTAGCCCAGCTTCAAGCCCGGCAGCAAACAGCCGAGCGTATGCGTAATGAATTGTTTCGATCTATCGCCCGCCAGGTTTCCGGAATGCGTCAGGATCGCGGTCCGATCCGGGACGTCGCATAGGTGGTAGGATCGCGGGAAACGTTGGCTGTGCCATGGTTCGACGACGTAATCGCCCGGCGGAATGCATGACACCTGGGGGCGGTTTCCGCGCCAAGGGGGCTCGACGATAAAACAGAAAAAACGGCCTTCGACGAGAAGCCGTCCGAACGTCCCGTGGTCCGACGTTTTGCCCCTGATGAGAACCGATTCAATCACTTACGCCTGTTCTTTCTTTTTGCCTTGATTCGTTTCCTTTTGCGGATCTGCTCTTTGATCGACACCGTTCCTGTTCTCATTTTGTCTCTGGCTCCGATCGATTGCGGGAAAGGGCACATGAGAGATTCTGGCCCGTCCGGGCGTTGTGCTCCCCCAGCAGCATATAGAAGACCTTGATGAATTCGTCGAACTGTCCGAAGAGCTTCGCCACCTTCGTCTCGACGTTTTTCAATGTCCGCACGGCAAACCACGCCACAACGAGCGCCAGCGCGTAGACCAGGACCGACATGAGATCGACGTGCTCGTACCATGACGGCCTGACGTCGGGGAGGATCTGCGCCACTGCGGAAAAGGCGGCGAATGAACAAAAGAGAATCGTGATCGCAGTCAGGATAGAAAACACCGTTTTCATTTTCCCCTCCCCTTATGGAGCGTCTCGTAATACCGCTCCCAGAGCTCGATTTCCGTCTGCGTCAGGTAGCCTTCCGGAAAGAGGTCCGGCCTCACTTCATACAGGAATCGCCCCCTGGCGTAGCAGAGAGCGAGGCAGGCTCGGACTTCTCCGACTCGCCAGAGGGCTGAGGTTTTCCCGGCAGCCGCCCCTGTCCGGTCAATTCCACGATCTTGTTCGTGAGCTGGAAGAACTCGACCGGAAATGACTCGCAAAGATGAAGAGCCAGGTCGAGCGTACATGGCGGCTCGACGCTGCCTATTACGAGCTGCTCGAGGCGCTTTGCGATGTCCTGCGGCGCCGTTCCACCGACGCCAAGCAGCTCTTTCACCGCCTCGGTTTTTTCCTTCGATGCGCCGGCGGCGAGCCCTTCCAGGATGGCGGCCATGTTTCGGTTCTTCTCTGCCGCCTCGTTCGCACGTCCAAGCTCTTGCCCGGTGAGGCCCCGGACCTTCCAGAGCGCCTTCTCCCCGTCGGGGAAATAGGCCTGGAGGTCCGGGACCGGAACGTCTGCCGTCCTCGCGGTGAACTTCGTCTTCAGGAACTTCTTCGCGTCGAATGACATCACTCACCTCACGCCGTGACTTCCACCGCCGACTCTTCCGCCGAAACGGTACATGCCGCCGTGATCTGGTCGCCGGCCGGGAAGGATCGCGCGACTCCCAGTTTTCCCTGCGCCAGGATGTACGGCGTCGCATTGAGACGGTTCTGGAAGAACTTGAAGATCAACGTCTGGTTCTTCAGGCTCAGAAGGCCATCCGAGATCCCGTCTTCCAGGTAGGCCGTGAAGGATCCCTGGCCGAGCGAAGAGCTCGAAGATCCAAGCGTGGAACCGTAGATCTGCTTCGAGCTGACGGAATGGCTGGTCTCCGGAGGCACGAAATCGGATGACTTCGGGACATCCGTGAAGATGGGCTCGTAATACTGCGCGTAGACCTTTTTGCCCGCCTTGGTTGTTCCGGCGTCGTCGCTGTGGATCAGCGCCAAGGCCGACGCAAACAGAATGCCGGCGCAGTCGATGACGCCGTTCACGACGTTGCCCAGGCGCTTCTCGACCCAGGTGGGATAGTCGTAGCGTTCGCAGTGCGTGCCGATGACGGCTTTGATTTCATCCGCCGTGATGGCCGCCGGCGTCGCAGACGACAACCAGACCTGTGCGATCTCGATCGAGCCCGTCGGGATCCAGGCGGGACCGCCCGCCGCGCCGCGCGTCGTCGAGAAAGCCGTGCCGTCGGTACCCTTCACGACGGCGATCGCACCAGCGGACGTGATCGTGATGGAACTCTTGTTGTGGCTGTTCGCCGGGGATCCGCCCGTCGGCCTCGTAATCGACGTATCCGCGGCGGCGGCAACCGTGGTCAGCACTCCGGCCAGGTAGCACGTCAGGGCCGCAACATCGACGACATCGTTGCTTCCGCTTGCCGGAGCCGATACCGCTCCGCCCGTTGCCAGCCCATTCGGCTTGACGTCCGGCTCGTATCCGGCGCGGTTCGACCAGAGCGGATCCGCGCTCCGGAAATCCTTGTGGTCTCCCTTGTCCGTCAGCGCGACGAACGACACAAGGTCCTGACCGCTTTCATACTGAATTTTTGCGTTTTCGGCTGTCGACATAGCTCAAGTCCTCCTCGTTTCATGACCTGCAAATTGTGATATACCGGCGCCGGTGCTCCGGGCTTGTCACCGATTCCACCTTGGGCCAGTATCGCATCAGCGTTTCCGCCCACCATGCCGCTTCTTGCTTGATCAGCGTCCGGTCGACTCCGAGCCGGACGTCAGCCCAATCGTAGACCTCGACGATCAGGTTCCTGCACGTCCTCCGCATCTCGCGGTTGATCGCATCCAGCTTCTCCGGATCCACCAACATGAGGACGTTGATGCAGATGCCCCAGTCCGCGACGGGCAAATCTTCCGGAAGCGCTTCCAGGGGCGAAATCGTATAGGTCAGCCGATCGCCGATCAGCGCCCTGACGTCTTTCTCCAAGGCCGCGTCCGAGAAATCGACCATGTTGATTTTGGAGCAAAATCCGAGCAGCGACTTTTCGGCCCGGCCCGTCCCGGATCCGTAATCGTTCACGACGCTACCGGGTGGAATGACGCTCCTCAGAAACGGCACGAGGCGCTGACAAGTGGAGCCCAACCGATATTGACCCCGCAGCCATATTTCGTCGAAAATCTTCGGCGTCGTCATTGCCACAGCTCCTTGACCCATCCGCCGCAATCCGGCGGTTTCGGCGTCCCATGAAACATGACGATCGAGCAGTCCGGGATCCGCTCGCCTGCAAGTTTGTGCAGCTTATAGCTCTTGACGAATCGCTCCGGGAGCAGGTCCATTTTTCCGTGGAATACCCGGTTGATCCATTCCTGGTCGCCGAAACGATCGACGGTCGGCATGCCTGATTGATGGTAGCGCTCCCAGATCCTCGTCATCGATCCAACCTTCAGCAAAACCACGGAACTCTGGCCATCGTCGTTGCGCCCATCTCCCTTCGGCCAGGTCCCGGACGGCCAATCGCGAGCCATGGCAAAATCGCTCGGATGATTGAGGAGATCGTCCAGCGGGCCCGTGATGACGACGTCGAGATCTAGGAAAAGCAGCCGTTCCGTTTTGACGACATTCGGCATGTAGAGGCCCATCTTTCCCCACCATTTGGGGGCGTCGTATGGAAGCCCGACTGTCCGGATCCGGGCGTCGATCCCCGCCGGATCGTCCGTGAAGCACACAAAATCGTATGGAGTGGCAGAGACGTTCCGCCGGACCATGTTCCACAGGATGTTGACGTAGTACGGTCGATAGCGTTCGCCCTTCTTGAGGCAGCAGATCGTGATCATCGATGGCCTCCAAAGAGGTAAACGATGCCCCAGCCGTCCGTCTTTCGCTCGATCAAAGGAGGCCCGCCGTTCCATTCGATCCAGTCTTCCCTGGGGATCCCCCGCCCCACAACCTCTTGTTCCGGACAGCAGATGATCAGATTCTTGGCAACTCGCCGGGCCTCGTCGAAACAGGCGCGCTGCGCCGGCGCAAGATGATGCCAGACGCGCAGGGCAACCAGCAGTTGGTAGCGACCGGCACGGATCGGCCAGGGCAGTTTCCGGGCATCGTGAGCTACCGTCGGCACCTCACCCGGAAGGCTCCAGGATCCGCGCGGGAGATCCATCGTATCGCTGCCGGGCACAACCTGTGCCCCGAAGGTTCCGATCTCGATAACGCTCCGGTTTCGGCGGATCCCAAGCGTCTTGGCGATTTCGATCGCGATTTCGTGATAGATCCAGCGCTCGCGATAACTCTTCCACTGAGGACTGCGATCGGCGTTCCTGGCAAAATCGTCGAATGTCAAAAAATCGATCATCACTCGTACCTCCACTTCGGCAATTCCTCTCGCCCCAGCGCCGCCAGGATCGAGGTGCGGTTTTTCCCGTCTCCAAGCAGCAGACGGCCGTCGACACGATGCAGCGTAACTGGCGGGCCCAGTTCCGGCCGATAACCGTTTTCCTTGATGCTCTTGAGAAGCGGCCAGTGGAATACGTCGAAGCGGCGCCCTGCGGCCTGGATGACGATCTCCGGCGGAACTGACGAACGGTCCCGATACTTCGGCAACCCCCGTGCGGCGCAGATCTGGTGAACGAACATGAATGTGGAGTTCTCCGTCTGGCGGCTCACAAACACCTTGGCCAAGAACATCTGGATGGCGGTTCGCCCCTCGACGAAATTGCCGGCCAGGCAGAGTTCGTAGCCGCGGCACAGCGGACCGCCGGCGACGGCGATCGACGGCTCGGTCGAGTAGTAGAGATCCGCAATGCGCACCGCCTCAAACATTGAGCCATTCCTCCGTGTATCGCCCCAGCAACTCCGCGGTGAATCCACTCATTGAGCGTACCGGACAGTACGACAGCAGATCGGCAATCCACTGCCACCCGACCTGGAAGTGCGCGTAATGGCCACTGTCGATCGGAACGCCTGCCAGGATGATCCGTTCGTATCCGAGGCGCAGGCCGATCTTGAGACCGAGCATCGCCGACGTCCCCGAATAGTGATGATGATTCCGGGGGTCCTTCGCTCCGAAGCGCGGCCGGCACTCATAGGCGCATGTCGGCGGCGTAAGATCCGGACAGCAACGCTGCACTCCCGGATGCGGACGGTTCGACCAGGTGATGTAATCCGTATTCAGACCCGCCGCCCGGCGCGCCTTTGCCGTATCCGGAAAATCGTTCTCGTGGCTGACATGATGGCTGAGTAATGCGATGCGCGTCTCCGCGGGAGAATGCGCCCCAATCAGCATGCAGTCGAATCGCCCTTGATCGGGAATCGCGCCCAGATCGTCGATGACACAGGGCGCGGCTCCGGCGATTATGAGGTATCTCTTCTTCACTTCTTTACCTCCAGCATCCACTCGTCCGTCGGCTTCCCCAGAAACTCCGCCGTCCACCCGGACATGGAACGGACGCGATCCTGGAGTTTCGAACCCTTTGCCGCCCAGCCCTTTCGGAAGTTCTCGTAATCGCCGCCCGCAGCATTCTTTCCCGTCAGCGGACATCCGCAAAGAATGATCCGCTTATATCCCAGGCGGATCGCCGCCAGCGTGCCCAGCAAGGCCGACGATCCGGACGGCGGCTCGAAGGGCTCGACGATGTCCACCCCTGGCCGGCGTTCCATGGAAATCAGGAGATAGTCCATGTTGCCGCCGAAGGCCTCTCTGCGCCTCCGGATCTGATCGATTTCAGCGGGGTGGTAGGTGGCGACATATTTTACCGGGCAGTCATATCGGTCGACCGCGTCGAGACCGACGGCCAGGTAGTCAAAATCGCAAAGCCGCGGAACGGCCGCGATGTCCTGGAGCGCACAGGGAGCCGATCCGATGATGATGAGTATGTTCTTCTGCTCGTTCATTGGCTGCGTGGATCTCCAATTGCCGTGTAATAGGTGATCAAAAACTTGGCGGCGGCGCCGACGTGCTTCGATCCGTCTTCCGGATAGGCATCCGTCCCGCCGCTCTGATAAACGATCGAATCGATGTAGTCCGCCGGCGGTGGTGATCCCGCGCGCCTTCGGTCCCAGGTGGGCGACGTGAAACATCCGATCAGATCGCCAAGGATCCGCTCCGACACGGCAGAGGGGTCCTCCTCTCCGATTTCGCTCATACCCTCGATTTCCACCGGCATCTTGTGACGGCTCTTGCCATGAATATTCTCGGCCTCCTCCGGCCTGGGCCACACAACCGTGCAGGGCACATCGTCCGGATCTATTTTCGGACGCGCCCGATAAACCGTCGCGCCGATGTCCGTCGCGTAGATCTGGGGCGATCCCGTTGTCCGCATGACGGCCGCGCGGGTGACGAGTTCCTGGATGATCAGCTCTCGGATGGTATCGTCCAACTCAGTATCCCCTCAGGATCGCTTCGACCTCGCGTTTCATGTTCTTCGTCAGTCGATCGCCGGCCATTTTCTCCAGGGTGCGCATAACCTGCGGATCGGAGAGATGATCCTGGATGCGCGGTCCGTAGAGAGCTTTGATTGGAAATCGATATCTTCTGGGCAGCGCCCATACGGGGAAATATCTTCCCGTCTTCCGGTTAAAAACATACCCGCTCCGGCCTATTGCCATTTCCGATTTATTCTGTTTTACAGACGCGCCCTTGTACTTTCGCCAGTAGACCTGGTCCTGGCTCTGGCCTCTCTTGATTTTCGTGATAAAGGCGTGCGCGATGACAGCGCGCGGGTTCTTCTTCAGCACCTTTACGGAAACGCCGGCTTTCGTCTGTCTCGCGCCGAATTTGACCAGGCGGATGAAGGTCCCCTGGGTGGAAACGACGCCGGATGGATCCCGGAACTGGGCTTTCCTGATCTTCCAGGACTCGCGGATCGCCGAGGCTGTGAGCGCATAATGATCCGAGAGTATCTTGACGCCGTCGGTCCTCACGCCTGTCATGGTAGAGTTGATTCCGCGTACCATCGCCTTCTTTGCCTCGTCTTTCCCGAGACGATTCAGGAGGGCCTTCACTTCAGCCCTGTCTTTGGGATTGATGACAATCGCGCTCACTTGACCACCATCTTGACCGTCAGTCCGTCGTTTTCGAGGGGCACCTGCACGCTGTACTCCACATCGTCGATCTCGAAGATCTCGCCGCGATTGGGTTCGCGGCCGATTTCCGAAAGCAGGGCCTCGATCGTCGTCCCGCGCTCCCACACCTGGGCTTCGATACCGGCCGGCTGCAGCATCACGTTGAATTCGATGAACACATGGCAGTCGATCGGGTCACCCGTCGCCGGCGTGAAAATGGCTTTCTCGCCGGCTGCTTCGAAAATCCCTGGAAGTGCCTCCGCAAAGACGGATCTGAGGCCCATCGATCAACCCTCGTAGATGGGCGCTCCTGACTCAGCCAGGATCACCCCGCCCTTTTCGTCCCGGATCGGCGTACTGTGCGCTTCGACGACTTCCATCGGAACCAGACAGACTTCCCGAAGCTCCGGGATTGTCAGAATCGCGTCGTCCTTCATTCGTTGCTCTCGACAAAGACGCTGTAGGTCTTGTCTACATCCAGCCCGACGGGTGTGAAGCGAAATGCCGACGCAAATACACCGTCGAGACGAAAAGCCGCCGCCGTGTTCAACGTCGTCAGGCTGATAGGACTGCCCGACGCCTCCACAAATTCAGAGGCGCCGGGAGTCTTGAACTCGACCTTCAGGGTGCCGGACGCAGGCTGCGCGGACACCTCGATTTGTATTTGATGGTTCGGCAGACTCTCGTATCCCTTGATCCCCAGCACCTGCGCGCCGGAGGCCTGCGATTTCGAGAGCACTTTCATCGAATGATTCTTGATCACTGCCTCCCCCTTCGTCTCGACTTACAGGGCGGCCCGGAGGACCGCATAGTTGATCTTGTCGCCGGTCGTGAAGGTGCCGTCGGCGGTGACGACAATGCCGGCAGGCGATGCCTGGGCAACGGCCGAGACGATGCTCACTTTCGGGCTCCCGCCGTTGACGCTCATCGTCGCGAGGACGACGTCGGTTGCGAGGATGCCCGTGACCGAAATCAGCTCCGAGGTGTCGAGCGGACTGTCGGCGACGGTGTGAATGCCGGCGGCGATGACCGTGTGCGAGGAACGATCCGGGCCGGTGAGATAGCCCGCGAAGACATTGATCGTGGCCGTCTCGCCGGTCGTAACGGTTTCCAGGGCGATGCCGAAGAACTTGCCCGTCTTCTTCTTGCTCAGGTACGGGCTGGCGCTTCCGGCGTAATAGAGCCTGTCGCCGATCGCGACGGCGCTGTCGCCGGCGTCATCCTTGGCCTGCACGGACAGATCCCACACGCCCCCGATCTCGACGCTTGCCTTCGCGTCGCCGCTCTCGTAATCGGTGATGGCGACTCCACGGATCGCGTTCCCGACGACGACGGGATCGCCTGCTTTGACCGTCGACGCGACTGCGAGGCGAAGGATTTTGCCTTCCTGAATCTTGTTGGTTGCCATGATGTTTCCTCCTCGTTTTCAAGAGGGCGGGCCCGCAAGCCCGCCCTGGTTTGCCGTCCGTTCAAATGCTCCGCTTACTGGCCCTCGTTCCGATAGAGGCCCCGGTAGTCGGTCGCATAGGCGCCGACGTCGATGGAAACCATGTACTCGAAACCCTCGATCGTGAAGCCAGGCTGACGCACTTCCAACAGAGGCGCCTGCACCCCGTTCAGGAAAACGACCTTCACGGTCTTCCCCTTCGGCCCGACCAGATACCAGGCGGTGGCGGAATCGTCGTCGAGGCGGGGCTCGTAGACGCGCGTGAGGTAGCTTCCGCTGTAGGGGTTCACCCTGGTGCTTGCGGTCGCGGAATCGGGCGTTCCTGCGACAGCCTGGTCGGAAAACCTCTCGCTGCGGAAGAACACTTCCGACACGCCTTCCAGGGCCTTCGGGCCCAGGAAGAATTTCGCCGGGATATTCAGGCGGCGCTTTCCGCCGATATCCTTGTGCGTCCCCATCGCCCTGACGGCTTCGCCGATGTTGGTCACACCGGGGGCTGCCAGGTATCCGGAAATCGCGTCGTTGCCGTGATTCGTCGCATCGAAGATCGCATGCCCGTCGCCCATGTTGCCGTTGGCAGTGATCACGGCATAGGCGACATCGCCGACTTTGCGATCCGCAGCCTCGGAACGCTTCGCGGGCATTTCCGTCAAGGCCGACAGATCGTCATTGATCATCATCACGCGGGTGACCTTGAACTTCTTGGCGTAACTTGTCGCCTTGTACGTCTCCGGCGTCTTTTCCGTGAACTTGCCCTCCTTGATTTCGCCGCCATTGCCCACCTCTTCGAGATCGTCATGCTCGCTCAGGGCGTTGTCGTAGTAGGTCTTGAAATCGGACACCGATCCCGTTGCCGTCCAGATACGCCAGGTCTCCGTCGACGTCTCCCATGCCTGCTGCATGGACTTCGTCGCGAGGTTCGCCAGGATGTTCGGGAAGTCCGAACTCGTCAGGGCTCGGCCCATCATCTCCTTGACGTTGCCGAAATGCCTGACGCCCATCACCCTCAAGCACTCGCGGGCCATTTCGACGAGGGTGTATCCGCGGAGCTCGTCCGCCCCCGCCGCCGGAGTCTTCACGTACAGCAGGAGACCGGGAACCGCATCCGCTCCCCGCAGCAGCAGGGCGTCCTGGGCGGCCGCCCGGAACTTGTCTCTCTCATCCCGACCGGCCTCGATGCCGGAAAAACCGGGATTCTTCTTCGCCTTCTCCTGCAGCTTGTCCAGAATCGCCCGCTGGGCTTCCGCCACCGTGGCAGGCTTCTTGCCCTGCTCACCGACGATGAGCTGGCGCGCCATATCCTGGCATTCGTACCGTTCGCACAGCGCATCGATCTCGCGGATCCGGTCCAGCTCCTCGCCCTTCGCTTCCGCACGGATCCTGTCGAGATCCGCTTCCGTGGTCGTCTGCGCGGCCTGCGTCGGCTGTTCCCTCGCCAGGAAGGCTTCCGCTTCCGCTTCGGTCGCCTCTTTGGGGAGACCGCATCTTTCCAAAAATGCTCTCACTTTCGGATCCATCTTTCGTTCCTCCTCGATTGAGTTCAGTTCATTGACTTCCGCCCGCGATTTTGCCTCGGCATCCGCGCCGATGGGCACGGCCGAAAGTTCGCGGGGCGTCCATTTCGTAGTAACCTGCACGGGGCCTGTGAACGTTCTCCCCTGGATTGTGGCTGTCTGTCCTTCGGGCACCCACACGGCTTCGTGGACTGCATAGCCCAACGAAAAATCCGTCATATGCCCCTCTCGGGCTTTAATGGCCGGGGATTCCGCTTCCGGTGCCGACGAAAAACACGCCCGGCCGATCATCTTGTCCTTCTGAATGACCATGTTCCGCGCCGACCCGATGATGTCTCCGGTCTCATAACGACTGTGAGTATCCAGCATGACGATCTGTCCCGACGCGGGGATCTGCGCTCCGGACATGAGCAGGACCTCTTCGATGATCCCTCGATCCCAGTCCCTGACTCTGACGGGGTTTTCGGTGGCCATGACGACCTCGACCGACCGAGTCGCTTCGTCCCAGGTCGAAGGTCCGTCCGAGCGGACGGACAGGGGCGAAGTGCGATAGTTCATCGCCGGAGCGCCCTCATGCTTCTTCTTGGCTTTTGTCGGCATAGCTCACTCCTCTTTTGCGATTGCCGCAGGATTGTTCTTTTCCGACGTTTTGGCTTGTCCGAAGACGAGCCCCCTCTCCTTCGCCATCTCTTTGGCAGCCTCTATTTCGTCCAGTACATCTTCCAGATCCCTGCCGCGTTCGCGAGCTACCTCCTGGGGCGACTTCAACAGGCCCGTGATCGCCTCAATCTGGCTTTTGGCTTCCCGCAGCGGATCCACCGCATCCATTCCCGGCGGCTGCCATTCGCTCTCATCGTACCGGCGCTGATTCTGCCAGTATTTTGGGAGATCCAATCGACCCGACAGCACGGCCATCTCAATCGCGGTCCGGATCGTCGGAAGACCGTACTGGCGAACATGGCGGATGGCTATCGGGCGCAGCTGCTGAGAAAAATCGTTCCGGACGATCCGGGCCGTAGAGAAATTCAGGCCCTGGTAGTCTCCGGAAATAAGCTCGTAAGGCGCTCCTGTCGTGATCGACAACATCGTCAGGAGCAGGCGCACAAATGGGGCAAAGGTCTGGCCGGGGCGGTTGTGCTCGGCGAAGGTGACCTTCTCGCCGGGGCGCATGTATTCGATGATCGCGTTTTCCAGCTCCTCGATCTTCTGCGCCGTGCCGCTGGTGGATGTTCCATCCGTGGCGAGCAGCCCTTGACGCCCCATCGGATCCGGAGTTTCGATCAGTGCGAGATATTTCGCGGCCATTTTCGCACCATCGATCTCCGCGTCCATGTAATCATTCAGATCGTGGGCAATCAGCAGGCCGGGAGCGAAAGGGGAAACGCCGCGCAGTTGCTGCGGGCGAAGGGTATCGAAACCGTGGATGACGCGATCTGCAGGTATATAAACCTCCTGGCCTCCGTAGTTCGGATCCCGGAACCAATAGCCTGTAACGCGGCCCGTCGCTTTCTCGTATTCCACGCCCTGGCGGGTCTCCTTTTCGCCGGGCGGCGCCGATACGCCGATGCCGCCGGATCCATAGTTGTCATGCGTTCCGGACAGCCAGTCGGCCTCGTAGATTTGAAGCTCAAAAGGGATATAGCGATTCCCGCTTTTCGGGTAGTTCTTGACGATCAGAAATTCGCCGGCTTCCAGGTCCTGTCGCTTGGCCAGTCTCATGAGCTCGTAATAATGGAGTTTGCCGGCTGCATCCGCTTCGTCCATCCACCGGTTCACGACGTCCTCGATCTTCGTCGCCAGCTTCCGGTCTGGCTTCCTGTCGTCGCCCTTGACCTTGGACTGGAACACGATGCCGGTGCCGATGCTGTAGTCGACGATGACATTCGCCGCCCTGGCCAGGTACGGAAAATCGCGTATGAGCTGACGGACTCTCGCCCTAAGGTACGGCGAGGACGCGCCGATAATATCGTTCACGTTGGGATTTGCTGTGGTCCATGCTCCGGTCAGGCGCGTCGTCTTTGCAGCCGCGTACAGTTCGGCCCGTCTGGAAATGGAAAGGCGGTCACGGTAGAGCTGGCGGACGAGGGCTCTGCGAGGCGATAGCACGGCAATCGCCCTGTCGATGACATTGGAAATCAGAAGCTCGGCCCGTGTCATGCTCCACGCCCCCCTTGCTTCGCGTATGTCCTCGGACTCCAGGTGCCGGCGGCTGCGCCGACCTCCATCGCAATCTCTTTGCGGAGTTCCTGGAGCTCCGGGAGTTTCGCGGCGGTGTACGTGATTGACTTGTCTCCCATTGAGAGCTGGACGGTGCGCGTTCCGGCGATGATCGCCCGAATTGCCGCTTCGACGTTCGCCAGATCGGCCGCGGTGTATGACATAGAGTCCCCTTTTCCACTCACCCCCGGCAGCGATCTTCGCTCGCTGCCTGGGGATGCCGCTCTCGTAGCGGGATATTCGGCCGGGACCGTTCGTCCCGTTTCGTTCTTTGCGCTCCGCCGCGGAAGAAGGAAGGCAGCGGAGCGCCGGGCATGGACAGAAGACGTGGGCAGTATAAATGCCGTTTTCAGGCTATTTTGGAGTTTGGGGGAAAATGGGGCTTCTTTGGGGGAAAATGGGGCTTCTTTGGGGGAAAACAGGGCTTCTTTGGGGTTGACATGGATTTTTGACAGCTTCGCGGGGAGAGGCCGGAGGCTGTCGCCTCCGGCCTCTTGGTGTGGATTACAACTCGGAGGTCTTCACGACCTCAGTATATCTTCGCCCCGCACGAGGTTGTTTTTTGGTGGATTTCGTCGACGTGGCTTTTTTGTCTTCCGATGTTTTTCCTTCAACAAAGTCCCTCCTCCATTTGTCGATTGATTCCGTATCCGACAACCAGATCCCGCGCGCTTTTCGTGCAGGCATACCTGACTCATGAATCAATGACAACACCGTCGATTCCGAAAAACCGATATATTTCTCGATCTCCTTCATGCCCGTCAATGCCGCCATCGCTACCACCTCCTCGATTTTTTTATTTTGGCATCAGTCCTTTTCGTACTATTCGCATCCCCCGTCGACGCTTGTCGCCTCTGATTTTCAACCAGAAGACGCAGACCTCCACCCGGGAACTCGGTCTCGACGCAGACGCAGGCCAGAAGGTCCGCGTCTAAGAGATGGTTCGGCCGGTTGTGGGGGTTCACCCACACTTCCCGCTTCCGATCGTCCATTTGCTTCTCCTCAGCCAGGATCTGCTGGGCATAATCCTCGCCCACGTCCCGGTGGAGGAATGCGCCTCCAGGCAGGCCGCGCGTCTCCGGGTTAGAAGCAAGCTGGAGCCGGTAATGAAACTGGTCCTTCGCCTTCTCCGTGTCGACCATGATCAGGCGGAGAGCATCCGGCAACTTCTTGCCCGCCGGCGTGGAGATGATCGCATTGCTCAGCGATAGCTTGCCCGGCAGGATCGTGCTCGATCCCTTGGTCCCCCAGAGGCCCACGCCACCGCGGCCACGGTTCTTGAGAAGCCAGAAATAGGTCTCCTCCGTCATGGTCATGTCTTCAAACTTGCGAGATCCTCCCGTGTCCACGCAGGCGCGAAAAATTCGCATGGAGCGGCCAGCATTCCCGGCGACGGGATAGACTGCCTCGAAGATGATGCGCTCGACATCTTCCCAGGTCGGAAGAAAGCCATAGTGGATCAGCCAGCTCGTCGTATAGGGCGCCCAGGCGCGGACTGCGAACCAGAAGCCCGATTGCTGCACGTCAGCGCCGAATGTCAGGAGGATAGCCTCTTCCGGAACGGTTTGAGGGGGCAGCTCCTGGACGCGGGCTGCAAGGATCTTCTCCCGGTCCTTGGAGACGATGATCAGCTTCCATGGCTCGGCTTTCTGTGCGTTATAGAAGTCCCGCCGCTTTTCAAGGTCGGTCTGGCCGTGCAGAAAGGTGGCCGCCGTTGTGGAAAGCGACACGAAATGGGAAAGCCAGGCGGGGATGTGAAAGCCGATCTTCATGGGTCGGTGCGCCTTCAGGTATTGCCTGAGCGTCAGACAATCTCCAGGGGCTGGCAGAGGAGCCTCCTCTTTTATCTTTTTCCGTTCCCGCCACTGGCCCATACGGACGGCGGTGTCACGGTCGTAGTCGTTCCACTGGGCCAGGCAGTGAGGGCATTCGTACCAGGCGAGTTGCTCGGCCTCGATCGTCGCCGGGTCCTCGGAGTGGCATTTCCCATCCGGCCCGGGCTCGGCCTTGCGGGGCCACTTGATCTGGTCGAAGACCATCTTCTGATCGGCGCCGCACGCCGGACATTTCACCCAATAATCAAAGACAACCTGGGCCTCGGCGGTCATAGCCTTCCAGATGATCCCGGTTTCGATCGTCGGAGTGGAGAGCTTCCAACGCTTGCAGTTGTGGCGATAGGTGATCGTGCGCTTGTTGCCAAGAGAGATCGGACCGGCCTCGCGCTTGCCCACGGTGTCGGGGTATTTGTCCGTCTCGTCGAAGAGGACGTAGCGGATAGGCTTGTTGCCGAGACGCGCCGCGGAGTGCGCCCAGGCCATGTAGATCGGCATGTGCTGGAGATTGATCCGGAGAATTCCGGCGTCATCGGCGAATCCGGTCATATAGCCTCGGAGACGAGGGCTGTGCTCGATCATGGGCTTGACTCTGTCCTGGCTGTTCTCCTTGGTCGTAAGCTCGTCCGGATAGACGCAGAGGGATGGGCCCGGATCACGATCGATCGCATAGCCGAGACAGTTTAGGACGGCCTCGGTAGCGCCGACCTGAGGGGCTTTGCATATAATGACGTCGCGCACGGAGGGGAAGAAGCTGGCATCCATGATGCCGGCTAGGTATGGCGTGACGCTGTTCTTCCAACGGCCGTTCAGGACCGACATGGTAACATGCCGGTAGAGCTCTGCCCAGGCAGACACCAGGATTTTTTTGTGCTTGCGCAGTACTTTCCTCTCCGGCTCGCAGAGGCGCACGGTGTGGTGGATCCCGCCGGGAATCGCCAGAAGCGACGGCGGCAGCCAGGGGGCGCTGCGGGGAATGTGGAGGACGGCGATATTACTCATTCGGAATTGTTCCCTTCTCTTCGGAGCCTTCCCCGCCATCGATGGTTGCCAGCTCCTCCTCTTTGGCCGCATCGATGATCACTTGATATTCTTTGGTGCTCGCGTAGGCGTTGATGTATTCGTCGAGGTCGCGGCCCATAAGGTTGATGAGGTCGCCGACCTTCTTCGTATCTCCTGCGACCTGGCGGATCCACTCGGCCGCATGGGCCTGGATCCAGTGGCGCAGACCCGCATCGAGGATGCCGGCCCGGGTGGCGAGCTCGATCTCAATCTGCTCGCGCGGGACCAGGTTGCCAGCCTCCTTCGACTCCTGGCGTTCCTTGCGCTGGATATCCAGGTCCAGACTGCGGAGCTCCTTCTCCAGCTTCTGGCGCTGCAGCTCGTCCGCCTTCTCGTTGACGCGCCTCCCGGTGGATTTCTGTTTCAGCCAGGTCTTCGCATATTTGTCGACGTCCTTGATCTGGAACGTTCCGTCTTCACCGGGTAGCAGTTTCCCCTCTTTCTGGTGACGATGAACGGTCGATTTTGTTGCTTTCCATCCTTCGGCATCGAGATAATCAACGACCGCCAGGATCGTCGCCAAGGACTTGGCCGTTCCGAAGAGTTTTTCCCAGAGTTCCAGGACAAAAGCCTCGAGGGCTGCTTCAGCGCGCTGCCAGTCGGTCAAGTGGGCGGATGAGGAATCCGCCTGATAGTCTCTGGTGCACTTTACGACGGCATTATGGAGGACCTTCAGCTTGATCTGATCCTGTTGATCGGCAACCTCGAGGAGGCGTTTGATCTTCTCTAGATCCATTTTACCGTCCGATATGGCGTTGAAGAGCATCAGGGCTCGCTGCGCAATGCTTGCCCGATCCCAGTCATCCGCCATCGTGATGCGTTTCAGATCTTTTCCCATTTACATGAGGCCTATTTCTATGATAGCCGGTCCCATGCGGATGGTAGCGCCTCGGCGCCCTGTGTCCTGATCCCACAGGTTCTCTTGGAGTGACAGCTCCACTAGAATGCCATTCGCTCTTCTTTTTTCTCGCGCGTCATGCGCGGTTCATTTGCGCCTTCTTCCCCGTGAATTGCTCCCATCGCTTCACGATGACGTCGCAAAAGACAGGATCCTTTTCCATCGTGAAACAGTCACGGCCCATCTGTTCGCAGGCCATCAGCGTCGTTCCCGATCCCCCAAAGCCATCCACGACCAGCATGCCGGCACGATTCGGTGTGCTGTTTCTGATCATCCGCCCGACCAGCGGGATCGGCTTTTGGGTCGGATGCAGGGAATTTCGGTTTGGCCTGTCCTCCCTGATGACCGTCGTGGGCTGACACTTCCGAAGCTCTTTGACCAAGGCCACGAGGTCCTCCCTTTTCAACTTGGAGGCATCCACGTCCTCGTCGATCACGGTTGTCAACGTATAATCCATGCAAAAATAATGGGCACGGCCGGGCTTCCAGCCATAGAGAATCGGTTCATGCTTCCAGTTGTAATCCTGCCGGCCGAGAACGGCGCCGTTCTTGACCCAGATCAGGCACTGCTTCAGAAGGAAGCCGGACTCGATCAGGGCCCCACGGAAAACCAGGCCACCGATGTCGGAATGGGAAACGTAGAAGCAGCCGCCTTCCCTGACGTACCGGAAGATGTTGCGGAAAGCTGCCGAGATCATCTCCTTGAAGGCCTCCGGCGGGAGATTGTCGTTCTCGAGGCCCTCACCCCTGTCGTTGTGGTAATCCACGTTGTACGGAGGATCCGTCCAGACCAGATCCGCCTGGCGCCCGTTCATCAGATTGGCCATCGCCTCTTCATCGTCGCTTCCGCCGCAGAGAAGACGATGGGCTCCCAGGACGTAGATGTCCCCCAGACGGGTGATAGGGGTGATAATCTTTGCGGCTTCAGCCTCGGCGTCGAAGCCGTCCTCAACTGGATCACCATCCTGCGGTTTTGGAAGGATGTCTGCCAGTTCCTCCGTGTCAAAACCAGTGAGAGTGACATCGATCTCCGAGGCCTCCAGCTCGATCAGAAGTTCCCGGAGGCGGTCCATATCCCATTCTCCGCAGATCTTGTTCAGGGCGAGGTTCAGGACCTTCTCTCTTTCTTCCGGTAGATCGACGATTGATACTTCTGATTCCGTCCATCCGAGATCCAGCATCACAGCCAACCGTTGATTGCCGCCGACGATCCGCTTGGTCCGGACATTCCAGATCAGTGGATCCACGCAGCCGAATTCCTCGATGGAACGGCGGAGTTTCTCGTACTCTTTATCCCCCGGGCGAAGTACTTTCCGTGGGTTATACTCGGCGGGGATCAAATCAACGAGTTTCATGGTTTTTATCTGCATTCCCTCGCCCCTCTAATCCCTCACGGTCGCATGAGTATTGCGGCCGGTAGCTTCCTTCTGGGTCGTCACGGCATACTTGCCGGGCGGCAGATCCAGGGGCTTGTGTTCCGGATGGGTCACCTTGGCCCCCTTCTTCCCCACTTTGATGATCCCCTCGGAAGGCTGATCCGTCTCACCGGTGAGAGTGGTAGTGCTGTCCGGAAACATCTCGAGTTGATAGGCGCCACCCAGCTTGTGCTCATGTCCTGGCTTCTCGCCGGTCCGGATAACGCCAGAGGAGATCGGAACGCTCTTCCCGCCCCACCTCCTGATCTCCGTTCCCTTCTTGATCCGGAAGAAGAGCATCTCGCCCTGCCGAAACGCTTTGTCGTATTCGAATTGCATCATCGCGCCATCTCTCCTTTCAGGTCTCTTTTTCGAACGCGATCGCCTTGGGAATGTCGTCTCCCACGCCGAACGTCCACTGGCGTGCCTCCTCGCATTTCTCGGCATCGCGCGGGACCCGCAAAAAATAGAATTGCTTCGTGGAGGGGCAGCGGACACGCAGGATCTGGACGTCGTAGCCCTTGATCGCGATCAGCCGCATATCTCCGTCCTTATGGATGACCCTGCCGCACTTCGCAATCCGATCCGGCCCAATCTTGGCGCAGAGGGCCATCCGGAGCTGGGCGTTTTGAAGCTTCAGGATCTTGACCGGGTCGAGCTTATCGGGCGGAGTACGAAAGAGCTTCACGGGGATAGCGACGCCGCGCTCATAGCAGACCTTCTTCCCGCCCTCGACCCATTCGCCCACCTTTTGGCGGTTGTCCCACTGTCCGGCGAAGACGACCTTTCCGCACTTCTTCACTTCGAAGGGGGCGCTCTGCAGGAACCATTCCGTCATCGCGCGGTCGAAGACGGAGAAGCAGCCGAAATAACAATTGCTCCGGCCATCCAGGGCCCCTTTGATCTCATAGAGGAGTTCTCCCAAGTGGCCGCGGATCTGGCATGCTTTCGCAAAACCATTCCAGTCGTAGGCGAGTCGGCCGTTTGCATAGATGAATCGCTGCCGCACGAGCCGCCCTCGCTTGTACCAACTGTTGCAGACGCCGTCATGGTGGAAGAGCTTTTCCCAGCGGCGGGATAGGCCATGCAGCCCCTTGCCGGTTCCCTTGCGGAAGTGGGTAACCTCCCGCCCCTTTTTCGTGAGCCACGACTCGAACTGCCCATAAACGATATGGTGGACGACCCTGCCATCGATCTTCAGGCAAGTCCCGCAGATCTCGCTATCGCGGAACCGGGTGAGCCGTTCGAATCTGCGGCCCTTCGGATCGGTGCCGACAATTCGCACGGTTCCGTCCTTCAGTTGATCGTCTGTGCTTCTGCTGGCCGACTTACCCGATACGACTCTGATCCAATCACTTCTGCCTGACCAAAACATATGTGCCCTCCTCCTTCCGCCCGTTCGGAAACGATCAGACCTTCGAAATCTTCAAGCCCATAATCATGCAGCGGTAGTCTTTCCGATCTGTGGCCCGGATCACGCCCGCGTCCCGGCCGGAAGGAAATCGGATCTCGACCGCGTCGCCCGGAACGGCGTCCACGGCGTCGATCAGATAGCCGCCATTGAAGGCGGCGATCCTCTCCTCGCCCTGCGATCGCACCTCAACCTCGTCTTGAATCTCACCGATGTCCGGGTGCTCCGATTTCAGGACCAACAGGTTCCCGGATACCGTCATGTCCACGCGGCCGGGCTCGATGACTCCCATGCGGCGGAGCGCGCGGAGGAGAGCGGACTTCTCGCATGTGATGGAGACGTCGTCCTTCGACGGCTCCGGTTGGACACGCGAATAGTCCGGGAAGGTCCCGTCGATCAGGCTGGTGCTGAGCTTTGCCCCGGCGGCCATGACAAAGCAGCAGCCCTTCGATATGCCGAGCGAGATCTCATCTTCGCCATCCAGAAGCCTCCGGATCTCCTGGAGCCCTTTCCGGGGGATAATCGCGCCCTTGTCCGGGATAGGAATTCCACCCGGGATCCGGTTTTCCTCTTCAGTCATGTCCGCCTCGGCGATCGCCAGCCGGTGGCCGTCCGTCGCGACCAGGCGGAGCGTGGTCGTTCCGTCGACGTCAATGTCCTTCTGCAGGAAGACACCCTGGAGGTTCTTCCGTTCGTTGTCGATCGCGATCGCGAAGTAGACCCGGCCGATCAGCTCCCGGAGGAGGGCCGGCTTGATCGTGAAGAAGACGCAGTCGTCGGCGGCATCCTGGCCCGCGGGGAAGTCGTCAGCGGACAGCCCATGCAGCTTGCAGACAACCTTGTCACTGGTCAGCACGGCGTGATAACCATTTTCTTCGACCAGGTGAAGCGTCTCTCCAGAAAGCTCGCGGACTGCCTCATAGATCTTCCTGGCCGGGATCGTGATCTGGCCCTGCTTGATGACGCTCGCCGGGTACTCGAGGGAGAGTCGCAGTTCCAAATCCGTCGCGGCCAGGTGGATCGACTCTCCTTCCGCCCGGATCAGTACGTTAGCCATAATCGGGAGCGTCGCCTTCCGCTCGACGATTCCCAGCGTCCTCTGGAGCCCCTTCAGAAAAATCTCCCGTTCAATCGTGAATTCGATCATCACTCACCTCTCTCCTCATTCAAGAAACCGTTGCTGAACCGTTCATTTCCTCCGCGCAGGCGCTGCAAAGATCATCCTCGATCCAGTGGCAGGGAGAGCCCGTCTTTGCGATGCAGCCGAGGCAGTTGTCATCCGTGCAGCCGCAGATCCGGCATTCGCGGATCTCTTTCCCCTCCTGGCGCTCGACGGCCCTCCTGTGACACGCACCAATGTGCTTTGCTCGTCCCAATGCATTTCGCGTGATCCACTTTCCACAGCACGGACAAATCTCGTACCCGTATCTATTCTTTCGTCCGCTGTCGCTCGGATGTCTGCGTCCCTTAGCCATCACCTGTATGGCCTCAACTTTCGCACAAGCCGGACATGCTCAACGGGCGTGTCGTATTGCCGCGCCACCTCCTCGTCGCTGTCCGGCGAATCAAGAAACATGTCCCACAACCGATGTCTCTTATCCGAATGTCCGCAAAACGCGCACGGCCCGCAGGGTGGATAGAATTGGTCAAGGGCTTTCAGGCTCATGCCTTCACCCACGGAAGTTCATCGTGCGTCCGACCGTCGAGGAGGCGACCAGCGGCTTTGCGGCTAAACCTTCTCGGTGTGCCGCTGTCAGGATCAAATCCCGCGCCGGCATCGCGCATAGGCATGATCACATCGTCGGGTACCTGAGAGGGCGGTGCCCATTCTCCCCACTGTTTGAAGAAGAACGGCACCCCTGCCGCCGAGCATTGATCGCGGACGGATCGAACCCAGTCCAGATGAAGGGGCCGCGCTCCGGGGCCGGTCTCTCCACCGAGGATTACGGCGTCGATCCGTGGTTCAAACTGCGGTTCATCAAGCATTATTCCAGCAGTAGGCCGCCATCTAAAATTCAGATATTTTGATACCTCAATCGCCCCCAGCATCGGCTCGATGCTCAGAAACTTCTTCCCCGGCACCTTCAGGAACTCAACAATCTTTGAATCAGCTTCGGGCTGATTACAGACGGAGAGGCCGGCAAATACATGAGGCATGGTCGGATTCCAAAGGTGCCACATGCTGGCCATTCGCTCCGGCCGTTTGGTTAAGACCAAAAACCTATGCCTGACGCACTGGTCCATAACATCGAACGCTCGATTTATGAACCCATCCGGCACCGCCTCGTGAAAAAGATCATTCCAGACCGCGAACACGGTCGGCTTCCTGATGCTGAGAGGAGAGTTCTTTCCCACAAAGTGGTCCGGGCGCGGGTTTACCTTTGAATGGTGGTCGCCATTGCAGTCAGGACAACAGGCCGTATGCCCGCCTGCTTTCCACCCCTGGCAACGCTTCAGTGTGCATCCACAACCAGGGCATTTCCGAAATCGATTCTCCATCGTCAGCGCCCAACAATGTTCACACCCAGGCGAACAGGGCGTACAGCCGTCAACAAGCGACCACGGCAGATCCCAGTAGCGACCTTTCGATATGTCGATCATGAAGGCCTCCTGTGTTCCTTCGTTCTCGCGACGCAGAAGTCTGCAATTTCCCGGAGGCACACTTCCTCGTAGACGGTGTCTGCTTTTGGGAAAAATGAATATTTCCTCCACCTCGGGAACCAGCCAATCCAACCAAGATGTCCGTCGCTGTACTTATTCACCACCCACCAAACCTTCGTTTTCGGCTTCGGTGGGGCCGGCACGAACTTGATGTGAGTTCCGAAGATTATTTCATCCATCTTCACGTCCTTCTCAGTCCCCACTTTCCAACTCCTTTAAGAACGGAATAATGGTGTCGGCGTCGAATGAATCGACTTCTGCCTCTTTGACTTCAGCGATGCTGATGCCGGCGCTTTTGAGGATATCCGCTGCCATAGTGTCGTATCCTTCTTTGATTATGTAAGCGACGGCAACACACATCCCTTGCGTGAAACGTTTTTCGGAGTCGGCTTCAAGCTCCAATAGCCGCATGATGGGCGTTTTTCCGCCAACCTTCTGAATTGTGATATCGTACGTATTGCCATCCTTGTCTCTGCCCGTCATGGTGAGATAATTCGTCGCGCCTTTGAGCGTGAACATCCTGGCCGCCTCGGCCATGAGAATATGAAAGATCGGATGGCTTCCGATGATGTCAATCTGCCCGTTCTTGTAGACAAGCTCGCTGATCTGCAAATTCTTCATCCGCTCGTTTTCTTCTTTCAGCCGCTTGTTCTCTTGCAGAAGATATTCTTCGTCAGCGGGAGCATTCACCAGAAAGGCTGCGAGTGCTTCCGTGAACGGGCAGCGGTTTTCGTGGTCGCGCTCATCGTCATGCGTCAGAAAGCAGATGTCATGGTTGGGCAGGAACGAAATGTTGACGTTCCACTCCATGCCCCTGCGTTCGTCGCGGTTAATGTACCAGCGTTCTCCCCCTGTAGCCTTGCTCGCCCCTTCAAGCCGATTCTGGATCTCGTTGGTTCGGGTCATTTCTTCACGTCCTTTCCGGCAGCATTTTGAATCCGCCCTCTTTCACGCGCTGGAAAAAGGTCTGCCTGGACTCGGGGAAGTAGACGTAGGGCAGAAAGATCTCCAGGAATTCAGCCTGCTCCAGCTCGATCAGGGACATCTGGACGTCGATCCAGTCGGAGACGATCTTCCACGCCGTCCGCTCTGCCTGCTCGCGAATGCGATCGTAGGTGCCCTCTTTCGGCCGACGCACCGCCCCCTTGAGGATCTTCTCGCAGTTCTCCGCTCGCGCCGGCAGCCGGAAAGGCATATCGCGCCCCTCGACGCCAATAATGAATGCGATGCCAGCAAGCCTCTTTTGGTTGTCGTACTCCTTCATAATATTCCTCGCGCCATGCCGCACGAGGCAGTCCTCGATGTGCTGGACGCTGCGGCCGACAGAAACCGTCGATGTGTAGTTCTTCAACATGCATCTTCCCCCTTTACGGAAATCAAGAAATTCTCTCCGTCGATTTCATCGGCTGGATGGCTGAGGATGTACTCCGTCACAACCGGTGTCCGGAAGACGAGCGCGTTGATCCGGCCGCCGACGTATTTTCCATCGCGCAATACGGTAAAGCGATTCTCTGTGTTGATGATTTTGACGCCCGGATTTTTCCGGAGGATCTGAAACAATTCCAAGACCGGTCCTGAAATCTCAGACGGCACATTATGGATGATATCCGGTTCGGCATTCCGCACCTCCGGATCACCATGCCGCGGCGACGGCTGAATAATCGTCCTTGTCTCCGGTCCGGGGATCGTGAGTGCCGGCGGGAGCCCCGCCCAGATCCACTCTTTCAGGTCCATCCCCAGCTTGATTGCCTCTCCCGGATCCTTGCCCTTCACCGCGGGCCAGCGGGTTTGGTTGCGGAAGTTCTCGGCCCACCAAGCAACCGCCTTTGCTCCTGCAGCGTCATAGTCCAAGGCGTTCAGGATCTGGACTGCCTCCTTCAGGATCGCGAAGGCCTCCGCGTCCGGCTTTGCCGATGCGGTCCCCAAGGCCACAGCGCCCGCGAAGCTGTTACCGGCAGCGACGGCGATCCCATCGAGCTCGGACTCGACGACGACAAATGCCAGGCGTTTCGGCTCGAGAACCATTGTCGCCGACGACGATCCTGGTAGAAAATGGTATGGCGTCGGCCATTCCTTCGTCCGGTGCTCTTCTGGACGCCGGATCCGGATCCGGACGATACCTCCATCCGCGCCGCAGGGGATGACTAAACCACGGGGGATGCAGAGAGCCTTCTGGCGCCGATCCTCGCGGAGCTGCTCTGGCAGTCCCCAGATGGAGCGCGGCCTATAGAGATCCTTGCCGCCCTCTCCCGGATTCCAGCCAAGACGGTACCGGGCTGCCGTTTCCGCGGAGATTCCTCGAGACGCCAGCCATGCGAGCTGGTCAGCATTCTTCGCGAGGTTCTCGGCCGCCCAAGTCACGAACTTCTCGGCCCGGATCCGCCAGAGATCGTCAGGGGCGGAAGGTTTGGCCGGAACAAACTCTGGCTTCTCCCGGCGAGGAGCAGGCGTGCCGCGGCTGGCCGAGGCCTCCGGCGCGTCGATGTGAAGTCTGGCACAGGCCTCTTTGAATGATAGTCCCTGAAAATCGCGCAAGAATTGGATGTTGTCACCCCACTTCCCACATCCGCGGCACCAATAGGCGCCCTTTCCATCACCCTGGGATGGCCATACGTGAAAGCGGTCCGTTCCGCCGCAACCAGGGCATGGTCCTTGCCATTCGCCGCCGGCTACATTGGAGGCCTTTTTGAGCTTCACACGCTGCTGGGCCAGATCGAGAGTGTTCATCGTCTTGCTCTTGTTGTTGTGTTGTCCGACCCACCTATGTGAAGGCGGGTCGGAACGGTCAAATCGTTAAACGGCGGCAAGTGCGCTTTCCTCCCACCACGCTTCGACGGCCCTCCCATCTCCTGCCTTGTACCGGACGGAATACTGATTCGCGCTCTCCATATACTCGGTGCGCCCCTGAATTGTTCCCTTCTCACCACTCACCGCGATCACAACCGCCTGGCCAAACCCAAATTTGAAACTCTCCTTCATTGTCTTTCCTCCTTCTCTTTATTGCGCCCATCTCATAACAGGCGAAAACCATCCCTAAACTATCCAACCGATCGTTTATGTTAATTTTCTGCCGTCAATGACGCGGCTCGCGCTGTATCCTCTTTTTTCCTTCTTCTTTTTTTATCTATTTATAATCATTAAAGAAATTATAATAATATTACCTGTACGGCCATATATCAGTGACGGAGGGAGGGTTAGTACATATTTATTGCTGTAGACTTTTGACTTCCCTTTTTTGCAGAATCAACTATGCGTGAACCGTCCCTCCGTCACTCCCGATCTACATAGCTGTCCAGACTGTCCCCGCCGTTCCCATTGAAATCACCATGCAATCATCCCGTCCGGCGTCGAGCCAGCCGAGAAATGAACCCACACTGTCCGGAAGAACCTTCCTGACCACTCCAGGGAGAGAGGGAGGGTTTAGCATCCCTTTGAGGTCTGCAATTAAAAAAGCGATAATGTAAGAAAACATGCGCAAAACCATCTATAACTCTCCCTGCTCTCCAACGGCCGGCGGGTTTTTAAGGCCGATGCCCAGGTAAATCACCCGGCCGTTTGATTTGTGCTTCTCGTATTTCTTCCCGAGCTGCTTTCCGAACCAGGTGCCGGAACGCTCTTTTTGGCCGATGTTATCGTGGTACCACCCGACAAAATCTTTATAGAGGTTCGTGGCCGTCTCCTCGGCGTGCTGATCCGAGATGTCAGCCCGTTCGTAGATCCAGTCGGCGATCAGGTCCTCGCTACGGCGGTACTTCTCCGTCGCCTCCGTCACCTCTCGAGGAGGATTCAAGCCATCGCGCTGCCACTCCAGGCAGCCGCGGACCAACCAGGCCAGGATCCCGGAAGCCTCCGCCATGATCTTCTTGTCCAGGTTCAGATCCGCCCGTCGTTCGTGGGGCTCCTGCGGATCGCGGTTTACGAAGGAGATGTCGAAGGGGATCAGCGCCATCCGGTACCAAAAGGCCTTGTCTCCGGCGGGCGCCTCGGGCTGAGTGTTCGTCATGAGAAACAGCTTGTGCGTCTGCCGGAAATAGGTCGGGTGTTTATCGTGCGGATTCCGTCCCGGGAGTTCGTCCTTACCCGTGAGGTGCTTGATTCTGGCGACGCTGAAGGATTGGTTCTCGTCGATCTCCGATGCGACGGCCAATCGGATCCCGCGAAGGCTCATGATGTCCGGCGACGGAGCGGATGAACTGCGGCCGAATTTCTGTGCCATGAGCATCTCAGATGGGATCGCATGCGCGAGAGAGCCCATGATCAGCGTCACCGTATCCATGATCATGCTGCGGCCGTTCCACCCGGTCTTTCCATAGAGAACGGGGAAGACCTTCTCCGAAACCAGGCCCGTCATCGAGTATCCCAGGAGCCGACGCAGATAGTCGACCAGTGCCTGGGAGCCGTTGAAGATTTCCAAGAGCGTCTTTTCCCAAAGAGGACACGGGGTATTGATCCCGGTGAATGCAACGGGGCTCGCCTTCGTCAAATAGTCGGACGGACGGCCCGGCTGGAGCAGGCCGGTCTTTAGATCGATCACGCCATTCGCGCAGGGGAAAAGCATGGGCTCTTTGTCGAACTCTTCACCTGTGATGGCGATCGCGTTCTCGATCGTGTGGGCAAACTTCAGGCAGGAGGTACGGCGCCGGTCGCCGCGAAGGGCGATTGCGCGCTTGAGCAGGGCATCGCGGAGGTCCTTCAGGCATGTCGTCTTGTCGGATTTCTCACCCTCGCCGGCAGCCACTGCGTCGGCGATCTCCTTGGCAACCCGGCCGTGCTCTTCCAGGTAGTGGCAAACCACTGTCTCAACAGCAACCAACGAGCGGTTCATCACGTCAAGCTGCCAGTGATGACCGGTCCACTCGTACCACTCCTCGCTGTTCTTGCAGAACAAAAATCGGTCTCGAAAGAGCGTGGCATAGAGGGTGCCGTCGCCCAGTTCATTCATGAACAGGCAGTCCCGGATCATCTTGCTCGATATCTCCGGGACACCGGACGGCGCCGGCGGGAGCTTGGCCTCCTCAGCTTTGACCAGAGCTTCGACCTGTTTTCGAATGTCGTTCCCGTCCTGGGTGTCGGTCATGCTTCTCTCTTTCTGCGTTTGAGCTCCTGGATCCAGCGTCGCGATAGGCCCGGCACCGCCTGGGAGATCTTTTTCGTACTCACGCCCACGGCGATCATGTTCAGCACCATGGTCTTCACCTTCGGATCGATCAGATGTGTGGAGCCTGCGACGAACTGCCGACCGCACAGTTCACGACGACAGCGATATTTCTGGAGACCGGCCTTTGTCTTGCCGTACTTGGCCAGGTCGGCACATTTGCAGGATGGACAGACAAGCGATGGGGATTCTCGAAGCATCATGCGGTGTTCCCTATTTCCCATTTTCCCAATCAAATGGCATTTCGCCCGGAGTCGAATTCCGGGGGTTGCCCAGCCGTGTGCGTTTCGACTATGGCGAAGGACCCGCTTCGACGGGGTACGCTGTAGATACCTGATTTGATCCCTGAAGATGGGGTGCGGGGCCGAGGGGAAAACGCCCCAGGTCGTCTGCTTGCGCGTAGAATCGCCCTCCCCTGCTAAAGGCGACGAGATCCTCAAAGGTGCCGTCGCCGGCGATCCGGAGAATGACTATGTTCAATCGTTGGCCCGATTGATTTGTGATCTGGCCGACGACGGTCATTTTCAGAAGCTCAGGCATTTCGCTTCTCTCGTTTCTCCAGGTTCATTAGTGCGCGTAGAGCCATGGCACCGGACTGCGCGAGCTCCTTGATAAGATCATCCCTGCTCTTGCCGTTGAATATCACATCGACGGCCTCTTTCATGGCCTCGCCGACCTCTTCGATGATGATGCCTACGGCATGGATCGGATCCTGGGGCCAGCCGGGATGCTTCTCCTCGGCACTTCGCAGCTCAGATACGATCATCGACAGCGCTTCATCGGCGTTCATTTGGATTTCCCCCCATTGAGATGACGGAGCT